GAAGTTGAAGGCCGTGAAGGCGGAGAAGACCGACGAAGCGGAAGAGGAAGACGAGGGGGAGGAGGACGAAGAGGACGACGACGACACGCCGCCTGCGCCCAAGAAGGGCAAGAAGGCCGCCGCCGAGGACGATGAAGAGGACGAAGAGGAAGAGGACGACGACGAGAAGGAGTGAGCGAGGTCTCGTCGTGAACTAGCTGAGTAACCATGGTGGGGCTCTCGGTGCCACGTGTGCCGAGGGCCCCACTCGCGTCTGGTGGGAGGGGGGCCCATGTCACCAGTGTCTGCTCGTTTCGAGTGGTTCCTTCGCAACAGAATTGCTCGCTTCGTCATCCCCGGTCGAATCGACGAGGATGACCTGATGCAGGAGATCTACATGTCGATGCTGGAGCACCCTGTACACAGGGAAGATGCTCGCAGGCGTCGCGCCGTGAATCGCTGTCGCGCCGTCCAACGCCATCACCAGCGTGCGTCCCGACAGCAAGAACGCGAGGTCGCCCTGGCCTCCGTAGCCATGGAGCTCACGACCGAGGCGCTCGATCCGGCGCTCCTGCACGAAGCGCGGGAGAGCCTGGAAGTCGTGCGCGCGCAGCTGGCTCCGATCGACCGGTCGATCTGCGATCGGCTCATCGAGGAGGGCGGCCTGTCGCGCGGATTCGTGTCGGCCATGTGCGCAGCGTTTCAACTCAGCCGTGGGCGGGTGGAGCGTGCGATCGGACGGATCCAAGGCCTCGCCTCCGCCCAATTCGAAGTGCCCATGCCGGCAGGAGCTGTGTGATGCCGTCGGCCTCCGTGATGTACATCCGGGCCATGGCTGAGGGTGAGGAGGCCGAGACACGCATTCAGTTGCTGCGCACGCTCCCGATCGAGTTGTCTGTACACGCCGCGTCGAGCTGGGGGGACTTGGAGCTCGCCTCTCGTATCGAAGAGGCAGACCTCGTGATCATCGCCACGTCGTGGCCTGCGATGATCTACCCATTCACTGCGTGGCTGATGGGGCGTGCCTGGACGTTGGATATCCCGACGTTGGTGCGCGTGCTCCATCACGAGGGCGAGCCTCGCCCGTCGATTGAGTTATGCACCGCAGCAGTCGTCACTGATGACGAGCTGCTCGACGCATTGAAGACGTTGGTGCCTCATCTGCCTGAACAGGCAGTGTCGACCGACTACGCCAAGGATCTCATGAGGGTGGCACTCAAGTACCGCGCGCCCTCCTGACAGGGGGAGCGCTGTGGCTGATGATCCTGAGTACACGTACCTCTCGGAGGATTGCGAGAAGTGCCGCCTCTGCTTGCCGGTCCGCTCGGTCCTGATCCATCCGCGCGGCACGGACACTCCGACCGTACTGATCGTCGGTGAGGCGCCCGGGCGAGAAGAGGACAAGGTCGGCAAGCCGTTCGTCGGACCGTCCGGCAAGATGCTGGAGGAGGTCCTCGCGGAGGCCGGCATCCCGCTCTCGGAGTGCCGCATCACCAATGCGGTCCGCTGCTTCCCGATGGACGACGACGGAGCCGGTCGCCCTCCAGAGAAGGATGAGGCTGCGGCTTGCCGTGGCTACCTGATCGAAGAGATCAAGCACGTCCGCCCGAAGATCATCGTCGGGATGGGAAAGATCGCAGCGACGGCGATCACGGGCTCGAAGACGCTCAAGCCGGTGCGTGGACTTCGAGTCGACGCGGTCATCGACGAGGCGGAGGGTTACACGGTTCCGACTGTGTGTACCTTCCATCCTGCGTACTACCTGCGCAGCAAGAACCCGGAGATCCGCGGCGCGATCATCAATGACCTGAAGTACGCGCGTGCGATCTATGAGCCGGACTCGATCGAGCACCGCACGACCCACTACAAGCTCATCGACACGATTGCACGGCTGCGCGGGCTCGTCGACAAGCTGCTCCGCCTGTGGAAGGCGGACGAGCTCCAGCTCGGTGCGATCGGTGTCGACGTGGAGAGTGCCGGCGGCCGAGGCGAGAAGACGAAGACCGGAAAGGTGACCGGCAAGAAAGTGGTGCCGATCGGCGCCTCGATGTTCGATCCTGAGTCGCGGCTGATCTCGCTGCAGCTGGCCTGGGCGCGTGGCCGCGCCGCCCTGATCCCGATCAATCACCTTGGGTACACGGACCACGAGTTCTCGTCTCCGGCCGGCGCAGCGGTTCTGCAGCAGGAGCTCAAGCGGCTGCTGGAGTCGGGCATCCCGCTCGCAGGCTCGAATTTCTCCTTCGACTACAAGTACATCCTGACGAAGCTCGGGATCCGGCCGCTCAACATCGTGTTCGACGCGATGCATGCGAATCACTGCTGCTACGGCGGTGCGAACCCGAGCAACCTCGACTACATGGCGACGGCCTACCTCGGCTTCCCTCCGTACAAGCGGGAGATCAAGGCGCAGATCGAGGCCGGCAAGATCGAGGCGGTCCCGATCCAGGAGCTGGTCGACTACGGCTGCGGGGACTCGGATGCGACACTGCAGCTGAAGCCCATCCTGCTCGACGAGCTCGATCGTGTCGGGCGGCGCAGGGTCTATGACCGCCTCTACCTCCGCTCTCAGCGCGTGTCGCTGACGGAGATGGAGATCAACGGCGTACAGGTCGACCCGAAGCGCCTGCAGAAGCTCGACCCGTACTACTCCGACCGCATGCTGGATGCGCAGCTGCGTGTCCGCCAGTCACCGCAGCATGCGACCTGGAGCCGCCTGAACAAGAAGAAGAACACGCGCCTCACGCTGCGCGGCAAGCCCATCCCGAATGCGCCTGAGTACATCTACCCGGACCTCAAGTTGGGGTCTTGGCAGGACGTTCAGTCGATGATGTACGACGTGTTCGAGTTCCCGGACCGGGATGCGCGTGGCAAGGAAGATCGCAGCACAGACGCGGATCACGTCCGTGACCATGGGCTCCGCTGCTTCGAGAGCAACAACGAAGAGGCACTCGACTTCCTGCGGGACCTGCTGACCTACCGCAACGCTCAGAAGCGTCGGTCGAGTTACGTGCGCAAGCTGCTGCACGAGACACCGAATCAAGGCGCCACCTCGACGAGTCCGTTCATCGAGCCTGGGCATCCGGAGTGGGTAGCTCACCCGACCTACAACCAAGCACGCGTCGTTACTGGACGCCTGTCTGCGTCGGATCCTCCGATCCAGACGATCCCGCGGCACTCTCCGATCCGCGGCGCGTTCGTGTCCCGATACAAGAGTGGGCTGATCTTGAAGGGCGACTTCTCCCAAATGGAGCTTCGGGTGCTGGCCTGCCTTGCCGCAGACGAGCGCCTGATCGCCGTACTTGGTGGGAAGGACGAACGCTTCAAGCAGTTCAAGGGTGACCTTCACCTGTACACAGCCTCGGTGATCTACAAGAAGAAGCCAGAGGATGTGCACGAGGATGAACGCCATCGCGCGAAGAGCGTGAGTTTCGGAATCATCTACGGACGTGGCCCTGAGGCGATCGCCTTGGAGACCGGCATGACGGTCGAGGAGGCGAAGGCGCTGATCGACCTCTACTTCGAAACCTTCCCCAAGGTCAAGGCGTGGGTCGAGGCCATGCACGAGCAGGTACACACGGAAGGTCTCATCACGGGACCGACCGGCCGCCTGTACGTGATTCCAGAGGGCAAGCTGTCGAACAGCGGGCGCCGTCTCTCATTCGAGGATGAGAAGAAGGTCGCCAAAGCAGAACGACTGTCGGTGAACTACCCCATCCAGGGAAGCGCATCCGACATCGCATTGGAGTCGCTCAATCGGATCTCGTTGGCGTTCCGCAAGCGGAGCATGAAGACGCTGCCGTTTACGTTCGTCCACGACTCGATCGAGTGCGACACCGTGCCTGCAGAACTGTTCGATGCCTATCGCATTCTGCGGGACAAGATGCTGGGTGGCCATGGCGACTTGTTCACTTGGCTGACTGTTCCACTGAAGGTGGAGTTCGAGCTCGGCGCTGATTGGGAGAAAACCATGAAGTGCGAGTTCGATGGGAACATCTTGAAGCTCTCGGGCAACGGGAAGTTCTATCCACCAATCCGCAATCGTCTGTCTACACACTTCGCATTGGGCGAAGAGTCACTCACGAGTCATGGGATCAAGTCGGAGACCTCGACGACCGGGCCGCGCCTCTCGTTGGAAGACATCGAGGAGCGGCCGGCGTACGAGAAGGTCTCTGTGACCCTCGAACTGTTGGAGGAGAGCGAATGAGCAAGAAGGAGAACGGGACCGCAACTGAGGTCGAGCTGAGCCGGGACATGCAGTACGTGATGGATCAGATCACGGCGCCGGCACTCAACGAGGCCCAGGGCAATGCAGTCCCTGTCCTTCGGGAAGAGGACCGCAAGGCCTTGCGTCGTGGTGTGCTGCTGCTGAATCGTGCCCTGCCGTCGGGCGACCCGGAGAAGCCGGACTTCGCGAAGGAGATGCACAAGACCTACACGGTCTATGCCGAGATCGCGGCGGTGCACGGTCGTCTTCGTGCAGCGGCGTCGAGCTTCGAGGAGAGCAAGAAGACGGTCAAGGCAGAGGTCGGACTCGCCGTACGCAACGAGCTCGCGTCGGCGCAGGCGGTCAATCCGACCGAGAAGGTCACCGAGAAGCGGATCGAGGAACTGACCGACGCCAATCCACGCATCAAGTCGTTCCTGGTCGACCTCGGCAAGTACGAGACGGTCGCCGAGATTGCGTACGGACTGCGCGAGTCGCTCCGCATGCGCTTCTCCATGTTGGAGCATCGCAGCAACGACGAGCGGGCCCAGTTCAAGGTTGGAGGCTGATCCATGGCACGCGATGAGGAAGAGGGTGCAGCCGCAAAGGTGCTGCGTCCTGGCAAGGTAGATCGCAAGTGGGTGAAGAAGCAGAACAAGGAGGCCGGCGATCGGGAGAAGGACCGCAAGAAGGGCTTCTTCTCCTACAAGAACTTCGACGAGCCGCAGGCAACGTATCGCATCCTGCCGCCTCCGGAAGGGCAGGGCGCCGCGTTCGTTCTCGTGCGCAAGCACTTCGCGATGTACCCGAACACGGGCAAGGCGATCGTCGATGACCTCAAGGTAGTGATGTGTCTCGACCAGATCGGCACGGACGAGATGCGCTGCCCGGTCTGCAAGTACCTTGACGAGGTGATCGATCCGTCGGATCGCAAGAACATGCTGAACCGCGTCAAGGCGGATCGTCCGCAGGCGATGTTCAATGCGATCATCCGCGCCTCGAAGGAGAGCGGTCGCAAGGACGACGAGCAGTGCATCCTCCAGACCAACGACCTGTTCGCGGACTGGTACTCGCAGCAGCTCGGGCTGGCGATGGAGGATGGTGTCGACCTCACGGACCTGGATGAGGGCCGTGACATCGTCGTCGTGCAGAAGAGCACGACGGGTCGGGACGGCAAGACGCGCAAGAAGTACGAACCGAGCATCAAGCCTGTGGCGTCGGTGGCGACGGACAATCCCTCCGAGCTCCGGCTGTCGGACCTGACGAAGTACCTGGAAGTGTCCGATGAGGATGTCGCGCGCGCCAAGCAGCTCGCGCGTGGTCTGCGCCGTCGCGCTGAAGAGCGTGAGGATGCGGCGCGTGAGGAAGAGGATGAGCGTCCGGCCAAGAGCCGTGCGGCGCCTCGGTCCACCGATGAGGACGATCCGGAGAACGAGGAGACGCCGCCGCCTGTGAAGAAGGCGAAGGCTGCGCCGGTGGATGAAGAGGAAGCGGGAGACGAGGACGACGACACGCCTCCACCTCCGAAGAAGAAGGCCACCAAGCCTGAGCCGGACGAGGATGAAGAGGCGGAGGACGACGACACTCCCCCGCCGGCTAAGAAGAAGCCGATCAAGACGGCAGCGGACGCCATCGAGGCGGACGACGAGGAGACGGAGAAGCCACGTGGGTGGCGCCAGACCTCGTCGGGCAAGGTGCTGCCGCCCAAGCCGACGGAGGAGACGGGCAAGCCGGTCTGCTTCCACGATTGGGTGAAGCGCGGCAACGATCCGGCGGAGGATGAGTCGAGCAACGCTCAGTGCTCGATCTGTCCGCAGGAGACGACCTGCCGCTTCGAGTCTCAGAAGCGCGCCGCGAAGAAGGCGGTGAAGGCCACGGAAGAAGAGTAGGAGAGCTCGCGTGAAGAAGCAGGTGTCGCTTGTCGGTCGCCGAGTCGCAGATGCGTTGAATCGGATTGGCAAGGACTCCGTGTACACAGCACGTACGGGAGATGAGGACACCAGCAGCGTCGTGAATGGATTCGTCTCTACCGGGTGCACCGGCCTCGACTACTACCTCGGGGCCGGTGCATTCCGGGGAGGCTTCCCGCTCGGCCGCGTGGTCGAGCTGTACGGCGCCGAGTCTGCGGGCAAGAGCACGCTGGCGATTCACGCCTTGATCTCGGCCCAGCGTGGGCATGCCACCTACCTGAAGTGGAAGTACGAGAAGGGCCTGGGCCTGTCGTACTCCGTCGAGCGTGAGTCCACACCGCCCGGCGTCGCGGTGCTGTTGGACTTCGAGTGCTCGTTCGATCGTATGCGCGCGCAGCGCATGGGACTCGACCTCGCGAACCTCAACATCGTTGACAATCTGGAGACGCTCGAAGACGGCTTCGAGGCGGTCAGCTCGGTCATCGACGTGGTGAACGGCGACAAGAAGCTCCAGGACGTTCCCGTCGTCGTCGTGTGGGACACGATTGCTGCCGCTGCGACCCGCGAAGAGTGGGAGGCAGAGTTCGGCTACGCACGCCCTGGTGGCAAGAGCGTCAAGATGTTCAACGCGATGCGCAAGCTGATCAGCCGCCTCGCGAAGTCGAAGGTGTCACTCATCTGCGTCAATCAGGTGATCGACAACATCGGCCAGCACGGATATGGACCCCAGACGAAGTCGCCGGGTGGACGCGCGCTGAAGTTCATGGCGACCTACCGGCTGTCTGCGAAATACATCGGGAAGGTGCTCGTGGGTGAACGTCCCATCGGCATCAACACGGTGGTGCAGGTCACGAAGGCGAAGCTCTGCGATCCGTTCCATGAGTTGACCGTGCCGATCCGATTCTCGACCGGCATCGATGATGATCTGGCGACGGCCATGTTCCTGTCGGACGCGAAGCGCCACTTCCCGCGCAACGAGGGGCCGATCAGCGAAGTCAAGAAGCGGTTCAACGTCAAGCTGAAGAGCGGGAAGGTCGTGTCCGCGGCGATTGCGAAGCGCGGCGTGACGCAACTGTTCGACTCGTACAAGGGCCTTCGGGCCAGGATGCACCGCAGCGTGCGTGATTGGTGGGCCGCGCAACAGGAGCCGATCAATGCCAGTGAAGCAGGGCAGCGTGCCCTATGATCCGTCAAGGGTGACGCACAGCATCGCGGACCTCCTCGCGTTGAACTCCCTGTCGGTCCCGACTGAAGAGGAAGAGCTTCTTCTGTCGACGGCCACCCTTAACCTGATGCAGTCGACGGCGGACATGATGGGCATGTCTCCGCAACGTGCTGCTGCTGGCCATCGCCTCGACGAGGCGCTGCAGACGTATGGGGATACCATCGTCCTGCCGGTCGGCACCGCTCCGACCCTGCCGTCGAAGGTGCAGGATCTGATGGGCCTCGGCGCCGTGAACATCCTAGGCGCCACCGTCGAGCTCGGCTCCGACCTTCTGTCGAGTGGTGACTTCGTCCTGCCGCTCGACTCGGACCTGTTCGCGGCCATGGAGGGCACGTCGGACCTCGACTCCGAGGTGTCGGTCGCGCTCTTGGTGAAGAAGAATCTCGCCTCTGACATCCTGATCCACGCGGACGCGACGAATCCCCAACACATCGATCTGGGTGGCAGCCTCTTCGTGCGGGCGGTCTTCGGTACCGGCTCGACGGTGACGCTGAGTAGCACGCTAGGCGTCGCTACGCCCACAACTCTTGCGTTGGACTCGGATGTGGCCGTCGCCTCGCCGACGATGATGACGGACATCACCTCCGACGCGCTGGTCATTGCCGGCACCAACGAAGTGTTCACCGCGGACATGGTCATCGCTGACCTCGTGGCCGTGGATCTCGACAGCGACTTTGTCGCGGTCGATACGATGTCCTCGGACTTCGACTCCGACGTACTCATCTCTGGCGAAGCTGCGCTGGGGATCTTCTCGGCCGTGTCTGTGCGCGAGGTGCATGATTCGACGAGCGGTGCACTTCCTCTCGGCTCGGGGATGTACGTCACATTCGCGTCGCCGTCGGTCGGAGCACTCGGGCTGTCGTCGGACCTGCTGGTCACGGATCTCTTCACGTCGGACTGCGTGTCGGATGTGGTGGTCGAGCAGGACTTCCTCGATCCGCTCGATCCAACGCCGACGTTGGACTCGGACGTGCTGGTGTTCGCGACGGGCGACCTCTCGTCGGATGTCCTGGTATCGAATACCGGACCGCACAAGTCGCTCTTCACTTCGGTCGGCGTCCAGTCTTCGGAGGTGGTCGGTCTCACCTCGGACATGAAGATCATCTCGGGCGGCGCGTAAGCGCGGAGGAGTCACTCGTGTGGGTCATCTTCGATGGGAACTACTTGCTCCATCGAGTCATGCATCTGCCGGCCTACCAGCAGATGCGTACCCACGACGGGCGGTTCTCTGGCGGCATCTTCGGTGTCCTGACGACGCTCGGCTCCGTGCTGTCCAACATCTCTGCTACGCGGGCAATCCTCGTATGGGATGGGCGACACTCCGAGCGTCGGAAGCAGCTCTGTCCTGAGTACAAGGAGGGCCGCAAGCCTCACGACGATCCGAACTTCGACTATCGCGCGGAGTTCCAGTACTCGCGCAGCAACCTGGGTTGGTTCCTGAAGGCGCTCGGCATCCGGAACGTGCGGTGCAAGCAGCGCGAGGCGGATGACGTGATCTACCAGATCCGCCGTTCGCTTCGTGCTGAGTCTCCGGATTCGTGGGTGTCGGTGGTCAGCGACGACCGCGACATGATTCAGCTGGTCGACGATCGCTGCTCCATCTACCGTCCCCGCGCGCAGGAGTGGGTACGTGCTGGCAGCATGCAGGAGATGACGGGGGCCCGCGATCGTGAGGAGTTCCTGTTCCTCAAGGCGATGCAGGGCGACAAGTCCGACAACATCGCAGGTGTCCCTGGCATCGGTGAGGTTCGTGCTCGTCGTCTCCTGACGGCGCTCCACCCCTCCATCGATGCGGCACGGAAGCAGTGGCAGCCTCCGCTCGACATGCGCGTCGCGGTGGAGGGAGCGTCTCTCAAGGACACGTGGGCGATGCGTGTCCGCAAGAACTGGAAGACGGTGCTGCGCAACCTGGAGCTCGTCGACATGGCGAGAGAGGTGTTCATGGTCGAGGAGCTCGCGCAGATCTCCGAGTCCATGAGTGGTAAGCGCGGATTCGAGGACGACGAACTCATCCGGACGTTGCTGCGCGACTGGTCGATGCACTCGTTGCTGCTGAACGTCGTCTCGTGGGTTCGTCCTTTCACACGACTGAGGTGACTATGACTACGTCAGCACGCGATGGGTGGGTAGAGATCGACGTGCGCATCACGGGGCTGTCCGAGTCCTCGATCTTCGGAGTCATGCGTGCGACCAGCAAGAGGGTCGAGATCCCGAAGAGCCTGGAGAAGTCTGGCAACTGGAAGTATGCGCTGCCGGGTGACACCGTGCAGCTCGTGGTCACGATGACGCTGGCGGAGGAGCAGGGGATCACGTCCGTTGGACCGACTCGGCTCACTCCTGGTGGTGGCGGGATGATCTCTGGGTAGCGGAGGAGGGAGGCACATGCGGCTATTGCTCTATAGCGACAGTCACTACTTGGACGAGCCAGCTGCGGCCCCTGGAGTCGAGCCTCGACTCACGTTCCTGACGAAGACGTTCCAGTGGATCGCGAAGAAGATCATGAAGCACAGCCCGAAGGCTGTCTTCAATCTCGGCGACACGAACAACCAGCAGGGCTCGGTGTCGATCCAGGCCCTGCATACGATGTGTACCGCGATCCACGACATCACGCATGCGTGCTCCGTCGTGAAGGCGCTCCACGTCGCACTCGCTGGGAACCACGACCAGGGGACGCTGGATGGAAACGCCAACATCCTGCCGGCGTTCGGTCGCATGGGGATGTGCCTTGTCGAGCGCTACCACCTCCTCGAATCGATGCGCGTCGTCTGCATCGCGCATACGAGTGATCCCGAGGCGTTCAAGAACAGTGTGATCGCGGCTCGTGCTGGCGGCGCCAAGTACGCCATGATCCACCAGCCCGTGAATGGCATCCTGTGGCGACCGGGCCAGCCGGACGACGGTGGAGTCGACATCGAGCTGTTCAAGGACTTCGACTTCACCTTTGGTGGTCACTATCACCACCCGCAGTACCGCAAGCGCGACCGCTTCGCGATCGTCGGGTCGTCCTGCTACTTCAACTTCAACGATCACGCGACGACTCGTCCGCGTGGCGTCGTGCTCTTCGACACCAAGACGGGCGTGCCGGAGTGGCTACCCAACCCCCACACGCCGATCCGCCACACGCTGCAGGTGACGAAGTCAGAGGCGGTGCTGGATTGGCTGACGTGCGGCATCGTGGCCGAGAAGCACTACCCGCGGCTGATCCTCAAGGTGAAGTGCGAGACCTCGAAGGTCAAGCGCAACGTCGAGAAGAAGCTCAAGGACTACCCACTTGCGAAGCTGATCGTGCGCGACATGTCGGAGGGGACGGAGACTGCGCACGAGCGGGATGTGGTGCTCGACGCTCCGGAGTCTGCGATTCGTTCCTTCGTGCGCGATGCGAAGACGGAGTTGGACCGGTCGCGCCTCGTCGAGACGGGGCTGCGTGCTGTCGGCAATGGATAGGAGGAGTCGTGCAGCTCATCTGGATGGAGCAGTCCAACTTCGGACTGATCGGTCGCGCAGAGGTCTCATTCGTGGGTCGTGGTCTTGTCCTCATCGATGGCCGCAATCTCGATGCGCCTGATCGAGGATCGAATGCGTCGGGCAAGACGAGCTTCATTCCGGATGCCTTGTCGTGGTGCCTCTTCGGCAAGACGACAGGAGGTGTGGCCGGCGACGACGTGGTCCGCGCTGGCTCGGAGGATGGGACCTACGTCACGGTCAAGCTGCGGGTCATGGGCGCGACATACCAGATCGTGCGCTACCGCAAGCATCCGACGCAGCACAACCGCGTGCTACTGCGCCGCCTCGATCCAGATAAGGACCTGACCTGCTCGACGAACCCCGAGACCGAGAAGAAGATCCAGAGGACGCTCGGCGTGCAGTTCGACGTGTGGGTGTACGCCATCGTCCTAGGGCAGGGTCTCGCCTACCGCTTCTCGTCGCTGCGTGATCAGCAGCGGGCGACCCTGCTGGAGACGCTGATCGCGGTCACGGACTTCGACCGAGCGCGTGAGGCTGCACGATCCGAGGCAGGCGCGATCCTTCTCGACCTCGCGAGCTGCGATGGGCAGATCGAGGAGCTGGAGCGCACCGTCGCGAACGACGAGGTCCTGGCGAAGAAGATCGCGGGACAGATCGAGGCGGCATCCAAGGCTGCGCCGCCCGAGGTTGATGACGGTCGAGTTGCTGCCCTGCGCAAGGAGCTCGAAGAGGTCGACCAGCGCGTCGTCGAGCTACACGCGCGCATCGCCGACCGTACCCAGTTGCTCGATGATCTCGGGAACAAGAAGGACTCGGCGCAGCGCGAGTACGACAAGGCGGAGGCAGCGATCCGCGCGGAGAAGCGGGAGATCGAGCGGCTGCGTGGACTCAGCGAGTCGGCACGAGAGGGTACCTGCGGAACCTGTGGTCAGCCCGTCGCAGCGAAGCGATCGCGCGAGCTGATCGACGATTGGGAGAAGCACACGAAGGCCGCGGGCGACCGCCTTGAGGCCGCGCGCGCTCTCGTCGCGGGAGCATCCGAAGAGCTCATCTACCTGCAGGAGCAGCTGCCAGCTGCGCAGAAGCGCCTCGCAGCATCGGAGCAGGCGCACGAGCTCAAGAAGGAGCAGCGGGCGCAGCTGCGTGCACAGATCACCGAGGCCGAGAAGGCTCAGCAGGTGCCGACGCTGCTGGGCACGCTGAAAGCTCGACTGAGTGAGTGCAAGCAGGAAGCCCTGTCGCACCTGCAGCGCCTCGAAGAGGCCCGCTCCATTCGTGCGACCGTCACCGAGAACCACGCCTACTCGGAGTTCTGGGTGGGCGGCTTCCAGTCGTTGCGGCTGGGGATGCTGCGCAAGGTCGTCGCGTTTCTGTCCGAGCGGCTGCAGGCCTACGTCCTCGACCTCTCGGGCGGCACGCTCACGGCGAAGGTGACGCTGAACGAGAAGAGGGTCTCGTCGGGAATCGGTCTCGAAGTAGCGCTCGACATCTCGACCATGAGTGGCGCCTACGCGCCGTCGGGTGGAGAGCGTGACCGCATCGACCTCGCGCTCGCGTTCGCGCTGCACGACGTGGCGATGACGACCAGCGGGTTCTCATCGAACGTGCTGGTGGCGGATGAGGTGGGAGGGTTCATCGATCCGCCAGGGGTCGCCCGTGCACTCAGCCTGCTGCGCCGCAAGGCCGAGAAGCTCGACGCAGTGTTCGTGATCTCGCAGAACCCGGAGTTCAAGTCGTTCAGTTACGACCAGCGGATCTTGGTGACGCGGAAGGGCGGAGTGTCGACGGTGACACAGCAGGGGAGTCGCTGATGGGTCCTCGGTTCTACGTGATTCCTTGGGCTGCAGTGAGCCTGAACGACGCCTATGCCACGCGGTGGGGGCAGGCGCGGCGCTTCCTGGTGCCGACGTTCAAGCGCTTCAAGGAGCTCGTGACCGAGGTCCTGATCGAGCAGGACGGCGGCCAGCCGCCGAAGCACGACACGTATCGCTGTGAGTACTTGTTCCTCTATCAGGAGGCCGAGCTCTTCTCGGATGCGCAGCCGCAGCAGCGGAGGAAGCTGCAGGCGGATCCTGTGTATGCCTCGATCGACATCTCGAACCTCTTCAAGATGACCGAGGATGCACTCTTCGCGCATCTGAACGGTGGATGGGACCACCGCGTCACCGACTTGATCGGCCGCAAGCGCTGCGTCAAGACCCTGCCGGCACCAATCGAGCGATATACCGACGATGTTCTTGGGCGACTTCCTGCCGGCAACATCTTGATTCGCATCGAGGAATCTGCTGGCATGCTGCTGTCGGCGGATGACGTGGCCTACCGCCGCTTCGAGCCTGCCCTGGGCGGGGCAGAGCTTCTGTCCAAACGGGAGGGGAAGCCGAAGATGCTGCTGCTGCCGGAGTATCTGGAGCTGCCGACTACGGACTTCGGGTCCGTTCGGGTCGATCCGGTGGACGACTATCGGAGGTGGGCAGAGGCGACGACGGACCGGGCACGCTTCCGCGTGCTGCGCGACATGGCGAGGAGCCGCGTCGCATGGCTCAAGGCCTGGAAGGAGTCCCAGTCGGTCGAGAGTCTCGCGCTCAAGTTCCTGAACAAGGAGATCCTGAACGCGAGCTGGCGAGAGTTGGTGGGTTCACGTCCGCAGCGGGACGAGGTGAAGCTGCCGAAGGTGCAGGCGTTCAATCGTTCCTGGGCGTGGGTCTACGATTCGTTGCGGCGGGAGTGCACGACGAGCTCGATGCTGCGGATCGGTCAGCTGCTCAAGTTGTCGGAGAGTCTGGGGACGGGCAAGAAGATTGCGATCGTCGGATCTGGTGGCGGAACCTGGATCTACCCATTCGCGGCGCACAACCATCGAGTGACGGCCTTTGAATTCGCGGACTCGCCGTTGCTCAAGTGCGCCAAGCGAAGGAACGCGCAGAACTTCCTTCATGCGTCCTTCGTCGACTGGGATTACGACCGTGACCGATCGCCTGCCACCTCAGACACCTTTGATGGCTTTGACTGCGTCGTGTGTCTGGATGTGATTGACCGTCTCCCGAACGCGGAGCTCCTGCTGCAAGGCATGACCCGCGTTCGGCGAGACCTTCTCATCGTGTCCTTCACGTTCAAGGATCGGCGCGGGAAGGCAGTCCGTCGGCTTCGTCCGTGGGTGTACACGTCGTGGGACGGCATCGCGGATGCGAAGGTTCATGTACGGAAGCAGCTGATGCGCAAGTTGGCCAATCACTCCTTCGAGCTCGTGAAGGGATCGACTTGGGCGAAGGACCTCCTCCCACTCGTCCCGGCGGAGGGCAAGCGTGGACGCAAGGACAAGAGCGAAGTATGACCGCGCAGGTGCGCTGCGCGCCGTCCGTCAGTGGATGCGGACCAACAACCAGCAGTGGCTGCACCGTGCTTTCGAGCTGCTGTACCCGTTGATCGGCATCTCCCTGTTCCAGCGCTTCCGCGTGAAGGAGCAGGATGCGGACGACATCATCCAGTACGCCGCCTTGCGCTTGTGGAAGATGTTGCTGCGCCGGAAGATTCCGGCCTTCGAGACCGATGGCCATTGGAACGTGTGGACGGGTTCGACGATCTACTACATGCTCTGCAGTGGGTACATGGATCTCCGGCGTGGAGAGGTTCCCGAGAAGGTCGAAGAGAATCCGGGACAGGCGTGGCACGTGTCGCACTACGGCTCGCCGATCGACTCCGAGGACGGTGTATTCCTGCTGGAGCTGCCCGCCACCATCGAGGGACGCATCCAGAAGACGCTGCGGCTGCCGAAGTCCGAGTGGCTGGGCGTGCGCTACGTGTTGCGGCAGATGTTCCGCGGCAAGTTGCCGGTTCCCTACTTCATCGAGCATGCGTTGGGGGTCGCACGTGGGCGCGTGCAGTTCATCATCGACTACGTGACGGTACGTATTCGCATGGAGCTGCACCGCATCTACACAGAGGACTTGGGAGACATGCGCAGTCATCCATTGGCAATGGTGATTCGCAGTGAGGAGCTCTGAGCGTACTCCGAAGCTGGTGGACTTCTCAGGATTGAATCGCGCGGACGTGTTCTACGTCGCGCTGCTGCATGTCGCAGAGGACTCGTTGCTGCCTGAGATCCGTCAGATCTTCGGTGACGAGGCGACGTTGAAGTTCATCCAGATCTTCGAGGGGATGACGATCAAGGTTCCCACTGAAAGCCAGATCACTCGCGGACTGAAGGACGCGGAGGTCTATCTGGCACTACGGAAGATCCGCCGCTCCGATCCCGTCCTGGTGAAGCGGGCAGCTGGTGAGCATGGGTACACGCCTGAAGAGGCGCTGTCTGTGTACCGGCGGATTCGTGCGATTGTGAGGCGCCTATGAAGAAGGTTCGTGATCCGTCTGCAGAGTGGTCCAACCTCCTCGGGAAGTCGGACAAGGCGAAGCGGGACAAGAAGGTCGACATCCTTCCCGCCAAGGTCGATGCCGCAGCGATGACGATGGAGGACCATCTACTCACTGACGTGCTCGACTGGGCGGCCAAAGACTCGCATCTCACGCGCGAGCAGTATGCCAAGCTGCGTGAGTCGATGAAGGAGAATGCGGCGCGCTTCGAGGTGGCGATCGTGATGCTGGCACGTCGCCGCCTGCATCGACTCGGTTCGATCATGGATCGAATGGACGAGTTGCAGGACGAGCTCGCCAGTCCAGCCCGCCTCCAGAACTCACGTACGGAGGACATCGCCCAGGTGCTCGACTCCCTCACTCGATACATGGAGTCGACGATGAAGCTGCTCGCGGACGTGCGTGACCGTGGGATCCCGGCGTTCGTGCTGGAGTCCCCAACGGTCGAGGCCGCGCTGTCGGACGCCGTGTCATCCGCGAAGCCTACGCAGCGAGAAGACTTGCGTTCGCTTCTTCAGAGGGTCCATTCCTCATTGAAGCGAGCCAAGCCGAAAGACTGAGGTCATGGCTACGAAGATCGAGCGGTTTGCTACGCGTGTACTCGACGAGTTGGGTGACGATTACCGAAAGACATACGAGTCCCTGCCGTTTGAGGAGCAGAAGCTCGTCCGTCGAGTCCTGCGGGAGTGGCGCAAGCGCGGCGACTCGCCGACGCTCGATGCGCTCTGGTCGCTCGACTACGAACGCAGGCCGCCAACGATCGAGGAGTTCCTGAACGATCCGCAGTACCTGCACAAGGATGTGTCCGCTGCCATCTTTCCTGTGTGGCGCAAGGACCTCCTCGAAGTGTTCGCGCCGCACAAGCAGATCAACGACTGGGTGATGACTGGGTGCATTGGTGGTGGCAAGACGAATACGTCGGCGCTCGCCATCTGCTACATCCTCGCGCGCCTGCTCTGCCTGCGCAGCCCGCAGAAGTTCTACAGCCTCGATCCGAATCAGCTGATCGCATTCGGTCTGTTCGCGCCGCTGAAGCTGAAGGTCGAAACGACCAGTTTCGCTGCGGTGGCGAGCAAGATGCTGGACAGCCCGTTCTTCACGAAGGTGTACCCGCGCGATCCGGACTTCACTACGACGATCCGCCTTCCGAAGAACATCCGTCTCGTTACGGGATCGAGTGACATCCACGCGCTCGGCGAGTCTATCTTCGTGGTCGCGATCGACGAGGCGGACTTCATGAAGGTCGGGGCCACGGCCGAGGAGCGTGGTCAGGCCTACAAGATTCATGATGCTACTCATCGCCGCATGGTGTCGCGCTTCCTGAAGGATGGCCGCCTCCCCGGCATGAGCTTCCTCATCTCGTCGAAGCGTGCGAAGGACGACTACGTCGAGCAATTCATCGAGCAGAACCGGACCAATGGTCACGTCAAGGTTTCTGACTTCGCGCTTTGGGATGTGAAGCCTGACGATTACTCCAAGCGCACCTTCTCAGTCATGGTGGGTGACCAGACGCACGCGTCGCGCATCATCACCGAGGATGATGCTGTGCCTGTTCCGGCGGATCAGCGTGCTCCTCCTGGTTTCGACGTGATCCATCCACCGATCGACTTCCTGCCAGACTTCAAGCGTTCATTGGAGGACTCCATCCGCGACATCGGCGGCCACGAAGTGTGGGGCGCGTCGAAGTTCATCAGTGATCGTGAGGGAATGATCGCGTGCGTCGATCCTGATCGGCAGCATCCGTTCTCTCGCGAAGAGATCACCATCGACATCAAGACGGATGTGACGATCGAGGACTTCCTGCTTCATTCGAAGATCTTCGAGACGAAGCTGTCGAAGCGGCGCCTGCGTGTCCGTCCCGAAGAGGGCCGGTTCATTCACGGAGACCTCGCGGTGTCTGGCGACTGTGCCGGACTCGCGATGGGTCATGCCGGTCCTCCGATCGAGATCGTGCGGCGCAACCAGGACGGGGCAGCTTACAACGTGCTGGTGCCTGTTGTGTACATCGACTTCATGGTTCGCATCCGGCCTCCGGTTGGAAGCCAGATCGAGCTTGGGAAGATCCGGCAGTTCATTGCGATGCTGACTGCGTACGGAGTGCAGATCAAGAAGATCACCTTCGACGGTTGGGGCAGCGTCGACATGATTCAGATCCTGCAGAAGCAGGGCTATGAGTCAGATGTCCTGTCGGTGGACAAGGATGAAAAGGCGTACTCGTCGTTGCGTCAGGCTGCCTTCGAGCGGCGACTCTCGTTCTATGAGTACAAGCCGTACATCAAGGAAGTCCTGGATCTCTTCCAGGACCCGAAGACCCGCAAGGTCGACCATCCACTCAAGGGCAGCAAGGATGTGTCGGACGCGGTTGCAGGTGTCTGCTGGAATGTGATGGTGGAGGAGGAAGTGCTGCGCGCGGCCCCGAAGCCGAAGAAGGTCGACCCGCGCAAGCCGGAGCCACAGCCAGACGACATCGGTTGGCTGCTCGATCGCAACTCTAGGCGTATCGTGGGGATTGGCTAATGCCTTCCAACTCTGTACCGGTCGTAGATGCGAGTCCTGAGTACATCCGCGGTCTCAGCCCCGAGCAGCGTGACTTGCTGCTCGGGCGCAAGGCCATGTTGGAGGGCGACTACTTCTCCGAGCGCATCTTCGGAGAGCCGTCCTCCTACCTGCCGACGCGGCGCGCGCTGCGTTCTCTCTTCGGTCAAGACGGAGAGGCGACGCCCGAGCCACCATTCGATATGGGCCCGGAGCAGATGTTCGGTCGGACCTACTCGTGGTACGACTCGCAGCTCCAGTTCGAGAACTCCCGCGGGGCTGTCTATCGGCTCGTGCAGGAGATGGCGCAGTACGGCCTCATCTCTTGCTTCACCGGCGACACGAAAGTATCCCTCCTCGACGGCCGAGAGGTCTCGCTGGCGGATCTTTCTGTCGAGTATGGAGACGGCTCTCCGTTTTGGGTGTATTCGTACGATCGGTCGAAGGGGTGCATGGCGCCGGGATTGGCGCACTCCCCACGGCGTACCGGTAAGTCGGTGCCCGTGTACAAGGTCACCCTGGATAATGGGGAGAGCGTACGCTGTACGCCCGAGCATCTCTGGTTGCTCCGGACTGGGGAGTACTGTCGAGCTGCACAACTCACCCCAGGCACGAGCTTGATGCCTTTGTATCGCAAGACTGATCCACACGGCTACGAGAAGCACTGCGTCGGAGATCGGTGGTATTGGACGCACGTCCACGTGACGCGCCAGATGGTTGGAGCGTATGCACCTGACTTGGTGGTTCACCACAAGTCGTTCGACAAGCTGAATAATGCTCCGGACCAACTGCAACTCTTGACCTCGTCGGAGCACAGCTCTTTGCACGGGAGGGTTGCGTCCGGTGTGATGCGGAGACTCTGGCAGGATCCGAAGTTTCGGAAGAAGACGCGACACGTTCAACGTGCGAACATGATTCACTTGAACGAACGCCTCTGGAAGGATCCCGCATTCCGCGCTCGGCAGCAAAAGCGTGCGGCTCGGCACGCCCGTGCCTTGATGCGCGAGCTTTGGGCTACGCCTGAGTGGCGGAGCAAGCGGTTGAGCGTGATGCGCAGCCCGGAGAGCAAGGCGAAGTCTGGCGATCGGCTCCGTATGCTTTGGAAGGATCGGGACTTCGCTGACAAGGTCAAGGCGATTGCTCGCATCAACGTGAAGCACATGAATGCTGTGCGCGTACCGCGGCGAGGCCAGCAGCATGAGCGGTACATTTCTGGGGTTACGGTGGAGACGGTTTCCGCCGTCATCCGAGAGGGAATCCACGCCCAGATCGATGTAGCCCGGGCTCTTGGTTGTTCAACGCTTACCCTCCAGCGTCGGCTTCGTGGGTTCGGTACGACGTTTAGTGCGCTGACTAAGAAGCTGACCGGCTTGGATGGTCACCAGCGACATATGCGCTCACTTCAGGCGCGTGGCTTGGCGCATGTGAACCACAAGGTCGTCTCTGTCGAGCTGGACGGCGTTGCTGATGTGTACGACTTGACTGTCAGCAAGCACCACAACTTCGCACTCAGTGCTGGGGTGTTTGTACACAACTCTGTGCTCGATGCCTACGCCGAGGATGCGACTCAGTTCGACTACGACAAGGGTCGCGTCTTCTGGATCGAGTCTGACAACCGTGAGATCCGCGACGAACTCACGCGCATGATTGACCGCGTACAGCTGGAGGATCGTGCCTTCTCGATGGCGCGCGGCCTCGCTCTGTTCGGGGATCACTTCGAGCAGCTGGTGTACAGCCAGGGCGAGGGCGTCCTGGCGCTGCGCTATGTGCATCCGAGCCGCCTCACGCGCATCGAGGACAAGTACGGCAAGCTGCGCGGATTCGCGGTGGGCCTCTACGAGGACTCCGAGCTCACCGAGGAGAAGATCGAGAAGCTCAAGCTCTCCCACCCGTACGAGTTCCTCCACTTCCGTCGTCTCGGCTCGCGGCGCTTCGGTGCGCACGGCGAGTCGATGATCCTCGGCGCACGCCGCAGCTGGATGCAGCTCAAGATCATGGAAGATTCCATGATTCTCTACCGGCTCAATCGAGCTCCGGATCGTCTCGTGTGGTACATCGACGTGGGCACGCAGGGTCCAGACGACCAGCGCCGCACGATCGAGTACTGGCGGCAGGCGTACCGCAAGCGCATGTACCTGAATACTGGCACCGGCATCCTGCGCCAGGAGTGGTCGCCTCTGACGGCTGAGGAGGATCTGTTCTTCCCGGTCCCGAAGGGCACCAACTCGCGCATCGAGAAGCTGCCGGGCTGCTTCACTGGAGACACGAAGATCAAGTTGTTGTCTGGGAAGAGCGCCACGTTGGAGGATCTTGCGTCGTCCGCTTCAAAGGCGGAGTTCTACGTCTACTCCTGTGACTCTCGTGGGCATATCGTGCCTGGACGTGGACACTCGCCACGGATCACTAAGTCGGTAACCGACCTTGTCGACGTGACGTTGGACAACGGCGAGACCGTACGCTGCACGCCTGATCATCGTTGGATGCTGCGGGATGGTACGTACTGTGTCGCGGCTGAGCTGACGGCTGGGGCGTCATTGATGCCGCTCTACACCCGCGACAACCGCCACGAGAAACTCGAAGGCTATGAGCAGGTCTACGATCCTGGCTTTGATCGTTGGCGGTTCACGCATCGAGTTGTTGGTACCTGGAAGTACGGTGACAAGTACACCGGAAATCAGCATGGCGCGGGCATTATCCACCATGCTGGCCGTACTTCGTCGGGGGCGTTCGACAAGAAGAACAACGACCCGGCCAACTTGATGCTGATGCCGAAGCAGGCGCATCTCGATCTGCATATTGCTGCCGCTAGCGACTGGCGGGATAGCCACCCCGAAGAGGCCGCCCGCATTCTGTCTCGGGCGCAGGCGGCAAGCGTGACGGTGGAGGCGCGTCAGCGGAAGTCACAGGCTCTCCGTCAGAAGTTCGCCTCGGACCCGGCGTACGCATCTCGGCTTCGTCGTCGAGCACTTCGCAATTGCCGGAAGAATGGTGCGACCGGTCTGCTGGGGTACAATGGCAGTGAGCAGCATTTGGCGAAGTTGGTTGAAATGAACTCGTCCGACAAGTATGCCGGGTATCGTGCTAACCGTAGCGCTGCGGCGGTGCGTAATGGTAAGAAGTTCGGCGCGAGAAACTTCGCCGACTACAACGAGAGTGGTAAGCATAGTGCGGCGGTGAGCGGGGATAAGAGCGGGCGGTGGCGTGGGGAGGTTACCGTAGCGGATGTACTAGCTGCTGCTCCATTGGTGTCTGGGGTCTATGCCCTCGCTCGCCGACTGCGGTGCGGCTACAACGCGGTTGTGACTCGTCTGCGCATGGCCGGATTGTCACCGCGCACGGCAGGCGTGAAGTTTGGATGGCGGCAGGCCGGTTGTGGGGGGCGTCCGCGGAAGAAGGCTCTCAACCACAAGGTCGTGTCCGTTGTCTGTGTACATCTGGAACAGCCTGTTCCGGTGTACGACATCACGGTAGAAGACACGCACAACTTCGCGCTTGCTGCTGGCGTGTTTGTTCACAATTCCGCGAACGTCGGGGACATCCACGACGTGGAGTACGCAGTCAACAAGCTGGCGGGCGACCTGCGTGTACCCAAGGCGTTCTTCGGGTTCGAGGGTGATCTCAACTCGAAGTCCTCCCTGCTCGCGCAGGACATTCGCTACGCACGCACGGAGAAGACACTGCAGCGCGCCGTGCGTTACGGCGTCACACAGCTCTGCCGGATCCACCTCGCACTCCGCGGCATGAATCCGAAGATGAACAAGAACAAGTTCACGGTGTGCATGTCGCCGATCTCGTATCTCGACGAGATGCAGCGCGCGGAGCTCTTCAACTCGCGTGTCGAGCTGGCGGGACAGATGCTCGGTCTCGCGAACGAAGAGTTCTCGAAGGGTGACTGGACGCGCTTCGTCCTCGAAGACTTCCTCCGGCTCACGAAGCAGCAGACTGCGCGCTTCGTGCCTTGGAAGGAGCCGCAGGATCCGAATGCGGCCATGCCGGGTGGGGGAATGGACATGGGCGCAGGCGGACCGCCGGTTCCTGGTGGGGCTCCTCCGATGGGAGACGCTCCGACCCTCCCTCCTGGAGATGGTCCTGCGGTCTCGCGGGATCAGGCATTCGCGAATCCGGATCTTGGGACGATGGGCCCTCCGGACACGGGAATGCCGGAGCCCGGCGTCGACAACACGCTGGATCTCATGGCGAGCAGGAATCGTGCGCCGGACTCTCTCGCTTCGTTTGTGGACGCGCCGCGGATGCAGGAGCACATCGAGATCTCGGAGCGCGAGGGGTCGCTGCCTGATCGCGCCACGCTGGCTCCGGGCGAGTTGATCTTCGACTTGGCGCGTGAGGAGTCTGCCTATGCGAGCACCGTCAAGCCGCAGAATGCGGATGATGTTGTCGCCGAGTTCGCCAAGAACCACCGTACGCAGGAAGGTCGTCCGTGCCCTGCGCCTCGTGCCAAGCGTATGGCTCGCGGGGGGCATGAGTACATCCTCTGCGAGGGGTGCAACATGATCGCGGAGCTCGAACGTGGAGTCGCGTGACCTTTTCGGCGAAGTGCGTGCTGCGCTTCGCAAGCGAAGGGATCTGCTTGGGCCTGTGGAGCCGGGCAAGCGCGACAAGCGTGAGTGTGAGCTGGCGACTCTTTTCGTTGAGACACTCTCGAAGGTGGCCCACAATGTCCTCTCTGAGGGTGATCAACTCCGGCTCCCGAACTTCTGCGACATCAGTCCGGTCTTCAACAAGCCGGGGGAGCTCACCTTCTCGTTCACCGTCCGTGACCGATTCGCACGCGAGGTTCGCCGCTGCATGGCGCGCAGCGGGCTCTGGGGGAAGGACATCGAACCCGGAAGTCTTCGTTCAGACGGTGATGGACGCGCCTCTGTGGCAGCGACGAATGAAGACCGTCTACCGTACGCTGTTCGATTCGGCGCATAGCCAACCGCGCAGCGGACTGACGAGGATGAGTCTATGGCGGCGCCGCATCTCCCCGATCCTTCGTTCCCTGGTCGTTCGCGCGGTGATCATCGAGTCATTCCAGCGCCTGCGCGCGACCGATCCTTGGTCCCAGTCGAAGCTCCTCCTCCGCCGTCATTGGGAGGAGAGCCTGAAGCAGCGGAAGTGGGAGCCGGGGTGGGAGACGTTCAGCCAGCTCGTGCGGGCGACGCTGATCGACGCATGTACGTCCGTATCCAAGACAGCTCCGCCGTTGCGCCTCTCGACGAAGTCGAAGGCGGAGCTCCACACGCATCGGTCACCGCGCTCCAGGACGGAGTAGTCCTCCTGCAGCATGGGCCGACGCAGGTCCTCGGGCGCGTCAGCCTCACGTGGCAAAGCGCGCTCAAGGTGATCGCCTGCTGCATCCAGATGGCGGAGTCGGAACTCGGCAGGGAGTCGGTCTCCCTGACGTTGGCAGCGCATCTCAGGAAGCTCGGAGTAGGAGAGTTGACATGAAGTGGATCGTTCTCGTGGTACTCAGCGTCGGCATGTTGCCGGGCTGCACGATGTTCGAGTCGTCGCAGCGCACGAAGGCAATGGCCGACGGCGTCACCGGGATCTCGCAGGAGTACGGCTCGGTCGCGGACGCGTTCGATGCGCAGCTCACGCAGCTGATCTCGAAGAACTCGACCAATCCTGCGGCGGTGCAGAGCCTGACCAACATCAAGGCTCAGGTGCAGGCAAGTCGGACGCGTGTCGCTGCGCTTCAGTCGGACCTCATGAACGTCATCAACACCTCGGGGTTGGACGCTGACGTGAAGGTGCAGCTGATCGACGTGCTCGTGTCGTTGAAGAAGAACAACCAGAAGTGAGGGAAGCATGACGCCCATCGACATGAGTGGACTCGCCAACGTCAACCTGGATGGGTGGACGGAGGCAGACAATCAGGCGGTGCTCGCGAACTTCCGCGGCATCCCGGATGACAAGCTGCAGCAGATGCGGACTGCGCTGCAGAGCGTGGCCCAGGCCCAGGAGATGGGCAAGGAGGCCCTGAACAACATCGTGCTTCTGAGTCAGTTCGCGAAGCTCTTCTTGCTGGCGTAACCCATGGTCAACGTCACGGCGGCGGTGGATCTGATCGATTCGGGTACGGGCGACATCGAAGTGCCGGCAACGACGCCGGGAGTCGTCCAGCAGACTACGGGGCCTGTCTCCGAGCTGCGTCTCCAGGTCACATTCAGTCCATCGACTGGTCCGGTGACGAGGTGGGTAGTTCCGTCAGAGGTTCTCTTCGAAGATGGCAAACTCGGCCTCGCTCGCGCGTACTACATCGGACGCACGTTGTCCGTCGATGATCTTCGCTACTCGGGAACGTCGGCAGACTTCACCGGGCGCTTGGGTGAGGGGAAGATCATGACGGCGGGCGTGGTCGAGTTTGCCTTTGGAGACGGTACGGTCCTGCGGCTGCGCAACAACCGGAACAGCGGCGACCTCGACATCGAGATGTACTGATGGATACCTCTCGTGGCATGGACCCTGAGCTGCGCTTCCAGCAGTACTGGGAGAAGAACGAGGGTGGGCTGCGAGAAGTGACCCCGGAGTCGTTGGACATCTACAACCACTCTCGGCTTGCGTTCTTGGCGGCGTTCGACATGGCGGTGCAGGTCGTACGAGATGAGAAGGTCGTCGTGCGCGTGGCGAATGTGAATGGGCAGCCGTTCACACTGGAAGATGCGAATCGCACGCGCGAGCGCATGCTCGAATCGCTCGGCGCTCCTACGATCCCTCCAGACAAGCAACCCTGACGTAAGTGCTGAGGCTCTAGGTTAGAGCCCGCTGGGAGCTGATCATGCAATGTGGTGTTCTTCCTGCGACCTCCGTCGAGGTCGGTGAGTACTCGGGCCGATCGACCACGGTGCCGACGCCCGTATCGTTCGGAGTCGTGTTCAAGCAGGGCGAGATCGTCGGACCGAACATCGTTCCGCTCTGGAATGGTACTCAGGTCCAGGCGCAGGTCGACGTGCTCTCGACGTGGCCTGACAGCACGGTGAAGCACGCACGCATCTCCTTCCTCGCGCCGGCCATCCTCGCGAACTCGATCAACGCCGTCACGCTGCAGGGCGGCGCGCCGTCGCAGCCGAGCCAGTTCATCGCGAATGTCACGAGCGATGACGTGTACAACTTCCTGAACGTCCAGTCGACGACGGGAGGGGTCGACTTCTTCTCGCTCGTGAATCAGACCACGGCCTCGGCGCTGATCGCCGACGCCGTCGCACAGAATCCCAACGCGACGGCCCCTGCGGGCTTCAAGCGCAACGCGTTCGGGAAGATCGTGTGCGAGTACGAGAAGTTCATCCCGTTCCAGACGGCCGGTGGCTTCGTCCATCCGTGGATCAAGACGCTGGTGCGCATCCGCCTGTGGTCGCAGTGGCGCGGCGCGTTCATCGACTGGTCGATCGAGAACAGTCCGGTCCCGAACAGCTCGTCGCAGACCTGGGTCAACGGCACGAACTACGGATCGATGCAGTTCAACTTCATCCGCCTCGTCGTTGGCAACGCTGCGCAGCTCGTGCGCTACAACTACACAGGGTTCCCGTCGGTCGGGAGCAACTGCAAGATCCTGACGGACACGCGCTGCCGCATCTCCGGCTGGACGAAGGACAACGGAGGCTCCGGCAATGGTGGCCCGGCGCCGATGCTGTACACGATCCAGGACTTCCGGTACCTCGCGGACAATCTGATCGTTCCGAAGTACGACTACAACAACCCGATCGACGGCACGACGCTCGGCGCCTATACCCTGCAGGTGGCAGGCGAGCGGAAGTTCGGCGTGAGTGAAGATCTCACTGCGAATCCGAACGGCATGCCGTACCTGACCGATCCGCTCCGGCAGCAGATGGATGGCACGGGTGGATCCGCCGACCGCGGCCCGCTCTGCACGTGGGACATCTACATACTCAACTCGCAGGGGTCGGTCAATCGAGCGAACGCCTGGAAGGTCAGCTATGCGGCGTCTTCGAATGCTGCTGGAACGTACGGCGGCACGGGTGGTAGCCCTGCAGGAGACAAGACGATCCACGCGCGCGATCCGGTGACGAACGCTCCTGGCATTCCGGGAGCTTCTGGAGCAGTGTCGGGCTGCCGCACGCAGGTTTGGGGAAACAACGCCTGGAAGAATCAGACTGCCGACAACTACACAACGTCGCACATCGATTGGGGACACACGCCCAATCTTGCATACGTCATGTGGATGCTGACGGCGGAGTCGTGGTTCGCGGAGGAGCTCTGCTTCTGGGGCGTGCGTGCCTCCTATCGTGGCTTGAGCGGTGCGAATGGGTCGGGTGCTCATGCCGTCGTCGCTCCGGTCATCCTCTTCGGTGACCGCTACGGGGGCTGGCCGCTGCGCGACTCTTCGAACGCCGCGTTCCTCCTGCCGGACAACTACTACTACGCACCCGGTCAGTATTGCGGTGCGAACGGTGAAGACACGATTCGTGGTGTGCCGTACGCGGCCGTCAAGAACACGATGGAGTTCGTACGGCAGTTCCGAGACGAAGGCCTGGAGCCTCTACACTTGTCGGTTACGGTGCGGGACAGCTCGATCGTCTATTGGGGTGGGCAGGAGGCGGGTGGCCGCAGGGACTTCCAGTGCGGCGTGCAGAGCTCGCCCTGGGCGAATGCGTACTTCATCTGGTCACTGTTCCAGATCTGGGGCTACTTCCGCTCGAAGAACGACTCGGTTGGTACGAACGCAGAGCGGAACTACGACTGGTACAGCCATCAGTACGTCTATGTCTACGTCGATCCGCGGGAGCATCCTGAGTACCACCAGCGCAACGGATTCGCCTGCTACTTCGATACGAACACGCAGGCGCTTGTGGACTACGCGATCACGTACCGCGTCAATGATTGGGCCTTCTCTGCTCCCGACACCGTAACCACGGTGGACTGGGCGCAGCAGACGGTGGGCCTGCCGGTGCCGTTCGATCGGCGTCTCTTGTGGCTCTCGGTCTACAGCTCGCCGGTCGCGGTCTATGACTCGACGCCGGATGCTTCGAAGGCGGGCTGCGGCAAGCTCGTATCGTCCTCGCTGCGTCCGCTCTCGAACCTGGGCGAGCTCGCGTGGTACACCGCGGTCAATGTGGACCTGCAGTTCAACGCGGGACCTCCGCAAAGCGTCTCATGCCCGATCACGAGCAGCCAGTGTGCGCTGCCGCAGGTCGATTGGAACAACAACAGCAAGACGCCGCCCTGGCCTCCGCAGGCGTGGCGAGTCTGTGGTTGGACGGGTGATGATGCTTCGGGGGCGCACTTCCATGACGTGGTGTCGGCGGGACAGCAGTCGAATGGTTCGTACTTCTTCCACTTTGCGGTTCCGTGCATGTCGACCTTCCAATCGATTCGTGGCGACGCGACGGGACTCGCGGCTGCGAATGCGTGTTGGTCGTATCTTTACCCACACGCCCTCGATGAGTGTGGGAGGACGAGCCCCGCGTCGCATCGCGGAACGATCATGATTCCCTGATCGAAATCCGGGCTCACTCGTGGTGAGTGCCGGGCCTTGTTGCGAGGTCGGCCGGTTTGGACCCCCTGATCGGCCGACCTTTTTGGGTAGGTGTAGTGCGGAATCCGATCGTGTATTGACAGTGGGTACCTCCGCGTGTCAAGATGGTTCCTGTACCCAAAGAGGTGCCCCATGGATGCGACTCGACTCCGTCGGCTTCGCACGGCCCTGCGCATGACACATGCGCGCGCGGGTCACTGCGTCTACTTCGCCGAGGCGGCCCGCAGCCGGCACTGGCGCGTCCGCGCGACGTGCTGGGAGCGGCGCGAGGAGCGGCTCTTCGCGCTCGTCGAGGCAGCGTCGCGGCTGGCTCCCTGGGACACCCGCGTCCTGGTCGCGAGCTGACGGTGCGGTGCTCCTGGCCGGAGTGCCCAAAGCGCTCCATCAACCTGACCTACCGGGGAAAGCCCCTCTGCCGCCGGCACTGGAAGGAGGGCTGCGGGATGCGCCTGCGCCGCTTCCTGCGCGTGCTGGAGCTCGAACCGTGCCCACTGTCGGAGGCGCGCTGCAGCCTCGTCCTGCGCCCCTGGCCGCCGAGCTCTGATTCCGCACAGTCCGCCCCCGCGGCCGCGTCGTAACCGACGCCGGCCAAGGGACTTACCTCGGGGACTGTAGGTGTGATAGGCATCCTCTAGACGAGGATGCGTGTACACACTCGCCCCCGACGCGCTCACAACATGGTGTTGGCCACCTGTTACTCCGGTAGTGGGTGGCCTTTCGCCTAGCTGGGACGTGAACGGGGAGAGTGTCTCCCGAAACGAACAGTAAGTGGACGATCCCCGCCTCGGCCTACCTCCTCCGGTCTCGCGTGTACCCACCATACATGCCGACCGTACTCCTCCTCCGGGCCTGAGGCGGGGATCGTTCTTTTCTGGTGTGTACATCCTGGCGGAGCAGGTCCAACACTCCGACTCGTGTGGAGCTCTACATGCCGATGCGTGAGACCGCCCTCGGTCTGCACATCAGCGACACGGGTGTGTACAGCGACGTGTGGCTCGGCAGCAACGTCGACTATCGCATCGCCGGGTCGCAGATCGGATTGACCAGCACGTCCGTGACCGGGACTTTCCTGTCCAAGACGGACAGCGGACGCCGCGACTGCGTGTGGCAGCACTCCGATGTGTACCTGCCCGCGAACATCGACGGCGCAACCGGCACGGTGAAGGTGTCGTTCCTGTACTCAAACACGACCTACGACATCCAGGATGCAAGCCAACGTGGGACGGTCCTTGGGCTTCTCTCGGACCCGAAGACGCAAGCGGAACTTCGCACTGAAGATGATGGCGTCGGGCGCTACCGGTATTGGTACTTCACGCTCATCAGCGCGAATGGCGGCCAAGATGCGTACGTCCAAGAGTGGGGTGCCACGCAGCTGGTGCGTCAGCCGGTGGAGGTGGGTGCGCTGGTGGTTCTCGCGACGGAAAGCGACGAGCTGAGTCCGCAGTCCGCGATCCGCTTCGCACGCAAGACGACGCCGACGCTCTCGTTCATCTACGCGAAGGCGCTCGACCTCGAAGACCGCTTCGACATCTCGGGTGCCTCGATCACGCTGCGCATCGCGCAGTCGGTCCGCACGGCACTCGCAGGAACCTTCCTGCTCGACTCGACGCCGCTGACCATCGATGATGGACAGAACGGCGAGGCCTCGGTGCAACTCTCGGTGACGGATACCACGATCTCCGAAGGGATCTACGTCGCTGAGCTCACGTACGTCAACGGTGGAACGACGCTGCGCCACGTGCTCCCGGTGGAGGTGGGCCGCTCGTTCGTTTGAGGGAGGAAGGAATGTACTTCGAACTCTGGCTGCGCACCTACGACTCCGGCAATCCGTCGGCTCTCGTGGCCCATCACGTCGTGCTGGGTGCGGAGCAGATCGGCCGGCTGCAGTTGAACTGCGCTGAGGATGCGGAGGTGGTGAGGCACGCGCTGCTCGGCACGCTGCAGACCATCGGGCAGGTGTTCGGATCGATCTCGAAGCAGCGCTACGAGACGGTCAAGGACTTCGCCGCCCGCGTGGAGAAGGCACGGCTGACTCTCGCCAGCGACATCCACGTCTCGGACGAGCTGACTTTCCAGAAGATCTACCCAGAGGCCGGCCCCTCTTGACAGGTGGGTACCCACCGGTACCATGATGGGCTGAGTCCTGAAACCACGAATCAAGGAGGAAAGAGATGATCGAGTTCCCGAAGCCGCCGATCAGGTCGACCGTCGCCGAGAAGCTGCTCAACTTGGTGCGCCGCGCCATCGAGGCCGAGAAGGTCGACAAGTCGCCGCCGCCCGCGCTCCATCACACTGTCACGCTGCGTCTCTGCATGACGATCAACAAGCGCTACACGCTCGAAGACGCGTACTCGCGTGAGATGGATCGCACGATCCAGCGCTGCAACGATCTGCTCGACTGGTTCGGCAAGCTCCCTGGCGCGACGACCTACAACCTGACCACCTTCATGCCGGCGCGTGGCAATGACGTGGTCGCAGGCCTCAAGTACCTGGAGAAGGTGCTGCTCAAGGCCTACCCCGAGCTCAAGGACATCTGCGGCACGTCCAGCTCGGCCGAGCTGACTCCTGCGAGTCGCGCCGTGTCGCACGACTGCGTGACGAACGCGCAGGTCACGTCCGAGCCGCCGAACGACTTCGACCACTTCTGAGCGATCTCTACCTAGAACTGGAGGAGGAGCGTCATGGGGAGGATCGACAAGAGCTACCTGCTCGGCGTCGCGCTCGTGCTCGCCGTCGCGGGATTCGTGTGGTGGGTATCCACGCCAATCGTGTCGGTGATTCCGGAGCGTCCGGTCGGTGAGGCGAGCTCGAAGCCGGACACCTACGTGGTGCGTCCGGGTGATACGCTTCGTTCCATCGCACGTCGCTTCTACGGCGACCCCGCGAAGTGGCAGGAGATCCAGAAGGCCAACGCTGTGGACCCGCTCCGGCTCAAGCCGGGCATGCGGCTCGTGCTGCCATGAGCTTCGATCGAGTCAAGGCGCTCGGCATCGTGCGCCGCGCGCGTCACGAGGCACGCACGCGCACCTCGTGCTCGGCGACCTTGGTGGACTCGCTCGGGCGCTGCTGCATCATGGGCGCCCTGGCACTCGCCGCCGGCATTCCTGCGGGCGTGCTGCGGGGTAAGATGAACCTCACCGAGGCTGCGCAGCGCAAGTATCCGAAGGAGCTGCAGCTGCTGAGTGAACTGCGCCTGCATATCGAAGGGCTGCTCGAACTCAACTTGGAGACCGAGAATGACATCGCGGTCTCGGGAGATTTGCCGGATCGTCAGATCGGCTCGCGCCTCCTGTTGCGCGCGTTCAAGGCGTTGGAGGCCAAGTGGCCGGAGTCAGCGAAGCAGGCTGAACCGAAGTACGTCTGAGCGACAATTACACCTGGGATCGGGCCCTGACGAGATACCCCCTCGTCAGGGCCTACTCGTTTTCATCCCGGACCAGGAGAAACGCATGAGTCACTCCTCGTCGCGCTCGCCGATTCATGGCGATGCGCATCGAGCGCTGCAGGCGATGTTGGAGCGGGCCAAGGATGGCACCCCGCTCGGTGTGAAGCCCGCAGCTCCCAAGACCAAGAATGAGAGCAAGACCGTCACGCTCTCGAACGACACGGGTGCGAAGGCGATGGCGAAGGCCCTGGCCGAAGCCAAGCCGTACCTCGACTTGTTCTGCAAGCGCCTTCCGCATTTGTCGAAGGACCCGGACTTCCGCGCCTTCATTGACAGGTTGGCCCCCGCCATCGCCGTCGCGAAGGCAATCGAAGGCTGATCCTGTCCTGTCTCTGGCCACTTTGGTGGCCGCTGTGACCCCTCTTTGGAGAGGTTCGTATGGACCCGCTCGACCTCGACACCATCGTCCACCTGAACGAGGCTGATCCTCCTGCACCTACTCAGAACCTGAAGGACCTCACGAAGGATCCCAATCAGGTCAAGATCCAAGGCTTCATCATCGGGCAGCGCGCCGACAAGATGGGGACGAATCTCGTCAGTCAGGATCGTCGTCCCGTGCTGCGCGAGTTCCGTCAGTCGGACCGCTACAAGGAGCTGACTGGCCAGCAGTCGGACGAGAAGCCCGACTCCAAGCCGAACAACCATCGCGCGGAGTCGACGCAGTCTCTCCTGCCGCACCTGCGCGCGCTGCAGATGCTGCGCGAGTCGGGACGGACTGACAAGGCTCCAGGCTCGGCGCACCGCCGTGCGGCTGCGATCCGCGTGCTGCACGAAGGCTCGTTCACGATGCGCAACGTCTTCCGCGCCATGAATGGCCACGCGCTCCTGACCGAAGATGACCAGTCGCTCGCGACGAACTTGATGGTCGCGATGGTCGAGGCGGGCCACGATCGTGCGCTCGTCGAGGTCGAGGTGTCGCAGAGCGACAACGCGGTCTATGTGTACCTCGACGAGGCGGCTGCGGACAAGCTGCAGACCGTCCTCGCGCTGCTCGGCAACTATGGCGACGCCGACCTCGTGCAGCGTCCCAGCGACGACCTGTCGCTCGGCGCGTACGTGATCCGCGTGAAGCCGAAGAAGGAAGCAGCGGAGGTCGAGCCGGAGAACACGGATCAGAAGCAGGAGCCCGCGAAGGACACCTCGGACGATGAGGAGTCCCCTGTGCGTGACAAGGCTCCTGACGCGGAGGACAAGAAGAACGACAAGGACGACGACAGCGACGACGATGAGGACGAGAAGGGTGAGTCTGTCGTCCCTGATCTTCCGCTCGACAACGTCGAGTGCGAGGCGTGCAAGTCGGAAGCTGCGATCCTGACGATGGAGCACGGCGGCACGCTGCGCTGCGCGTCCTGTGGTGCATCCACGCCGATGACGGAGCGTGAGCGCCGCTACCTCTTCGGCCTGCTCTCGGAGCAGGAGGTACCGCAGGGTACGGTGGTCGAGAAGCCGATGGCGCAGAAGCCAGAGGAACCGGCCCAGGCGCAAGCGAAGCCCGAAGAGAAGCCTGGGTACAAGCCGGGCGACCTGATCTCGGCCGAGGATCTCGCGCAGATCCACGACCTCGCTGCGTTCGTCGAGGAGCTCCGTAAGGGCGGCCTCAATGCCGTCCGCGATCCGCAGAGCGGTGGGTGGAAGATCATCGCCATCCAGCAGCAGAAGCCGCAGCAGGCGCAAGCAGTTCCCGCTCAGTCGCCGGCACAGGCGGCGCAGCAGAATGTGAAGCCGGCGCCGATCTTGGTCGGTGAGGGTGAAGACAAGCCCCTCAAGATCTGCAAGCCATTCGTCGAGCCGAAGGGAGCGAAGGACCAAGAGAAGAAGGCCACTGACAAGTGTGCTCGTTGTGGGTACATGCGTCATTGGCATCGGGATCTGGATGCGCCGAAGAAGTCCGAGTCCCTCGTCGAGACTTTCTCGAAGTACACCAAGGACTCTGACGTTACGCACGTGGTGATGCTCCGCAACTACGACGCGGATACGTCACAGGTGCTGGAGTCTGGCTCGCTGGTCAAGATCGTCGCACCGAGCTCGATTGGACGCATCGCGATCTCCGGCCTCAGTGAGGCATGGATCTCGCCGGATCAGGCGCCCGTCGAAGACTTCCGCGCCGGCCTGAACGAGGGCACGCTGGAGTATCTCGGCTCGTTCACGCAAGACGAGGCGACGAAGCCAGCACGCGTCGTGTTCGAGTCGAACCGCCGCGTCGCTCGCATCGAGGAGTGGTACAACGCGCTGCCGGAAGAGCAGAAGCCGGCGGACGCGAAGCTCGAAGTGCTGCGGGACGAGAAGGGCAAGATCCGTCAGTTCGCGATCAGCGTTCCTGCGGGTCAGCTCGAATCGATCTGCCGCCATCTGCACTCGGTCTATGAGGCACAGTTCCTCAAGATCGAGGGCCTGACGAAGCTCGAAGAGCCGACGCTCGCACCGGTCAAGGTGGACCAGCGCTTCTTCATCGCGTTCGAGAACAACCTCGGCGATACGGTCGACGGTGACCACCGTCTGCAGGCCGAGGCGTTCAAGCGTGCGATGCAGATGGAGCCGCTGGTCAAGGACGGTCGCGGCCGCTTCGGCTTCGTCGTCGACTACGACACCTATCGCAAGGTCGAGCAGTACATGCCGATCTTCTCGGCGCGTCTCGCCGACGTGATCGAGCCGATCGAAGTCCTCGCGGAGGCGGATCCGGTTGCGGCTCCATCCGCGGAGCCTACGGAGATCGACCCAGCCGCGCAGGATCCACAGCAAGACAGCGATCCGGCTGCGCCACTCACTCCTGACGAAGGTCAGCCGCCCGTCGATCCGATGGCGGACCCTGCGGCCGGTCTGCCGATGGAGCCGGATCCGAAGGTGCAGGCGAAGGACAACCTGATCGACGACGTGATTCGGGAGGTGCGTGGCGGGCTCTATGGTCAGTGGCCACCGGCTGCTGAGGATGACCCGAACAACCCCGCCGACCCGAACGATCCTGACAAGAAGGCGATCTCGTCGGGTGACATCGATACTCAGCTGGAGAAGGCGTTCCTCGCGCACGGAGTCGAAGGACCTCGCCGCAGCACGGCGGAGCTCTGGCACCGTGCCCAGATGCAGCTCATCCAGTTCGCGAAGCTGGATGGATCGCTCGATCCGGATGCACTGACGACGCAGCCGTCGTTGGAGTCGGAGTGTCTGGCCAAGCACATCTCAGAGAACCATTCTGGAGAGTCCGGCGAGAAGGACGAAGCCTTCGTTCGTCCACCGACCTCGGGACGGTTCGCTCGTGCACGCGCACCGAATGCGGGTGGCCGCTTCGTCGGCAAGCAGGCGACGGCTCCGCGCTTCACGCCTCCGGCAGGTCCAACTGGAGTGCCGCGCGTCGGTGCAGCTCGTAGCGTCGTGCCGGGTGCGGTCTCTTCGGCCGTGCGTGGTGCCGTGGGCGCCGTCGGACGTGGCATCGGCCGCGCAGCGATGGCGATTCCTGGTGCACAGGCCGTGTCGAACGTCGCGCAGCGCATGGGTGTCTCTCGGGACAACCGCACGCTGCAGACGGCGCGTCAGCTCGCGACGCACTGGGCTCCTGGCCCGCAGTCCGCGCTGTACAACTTCGCGGTGACGGGCAAGACCGATAACGTCGATCATGCGACGCAGGCGCTCCAGGAGCTGCAGTCGATTGCGCAGCTCGTGGATCAGGCACGCACATCGGGCCGTGCAGCGCCGGACATCGTCGATCGTCAGAACGAAGTCCGCTTCCTCTATCAGTTCTTCCGCTCACTCGCGAGCGGTGGGATGGGTACACCTGGAGGGATGGGCATGCACTACGCGGCCCTCCTGTACCCGAATCAAGAGTCAACGAGTGGTGGGGGCTCCGGCCCCGCGGTAACGGAATCCACTACGTCCGAGTCCACCACGGCTGATGCCACGGTGGACGCCGGCATTCAAGAGTCCTCACCTGCCGGTCCCGGAGCCCCAGCCACGCCTCCTGCTGCCCGGTCGGCAGTGGAGGAGTACGAAGAGCTCAAGCGCAAGGCGCAAGAGCTGACCGATCGGCCGCAAGCCGAGCTCAAGACTGAAGACGCCGCCGGTTCAGCGTCGGGTGCGAACTCGAAGCTGAAGAGCCTCGGCGTCGACAACGTCGAGTTCACCGACGAGTCGTGGGCTCTCTTCACGGGCATGGTCGATCAGGGAATCATGCCGATGAACATCGCTGTCCACTTCGGCCTGCCGATCGGCACGGTCGAGGAGCTCAGTGGGTGGTACGGCATGCCCGACGGCAAGAAGTCCGATTGAACGATTCGCCCACTGGGTGTACGCCTTGCAACGGGTACACCCAGTGGGTACCTTTCCGGGAGGTGGGCCATGGTGGGATGTTGCCGCTGCGGCTTTGGAGCCCCAGCGATCGAGCATGACTACCGTGTCCGCGTTGTCCTGGTGGAAGATCCGCAGACGAAGAAGAGCAAGAAGATCATCCAGCAGATCTGCCTCGATACGGTGGCCTGCCGCAAGCGCCAATCACAGGCCCTTGCAGAACAAGCGGAACGTGAGTACAAGAAGAGGTCTCGGCGTCCACGAGAGGACGAAGAGTAGGAGGGGAGAGACATGCCTGACGACGAGAGTGGCAAGAAGATCGAAGTCCAACTGACGGACTTTTCCAGCGATCACCTACGTCTCGTGGCGCTCAAGGAGCAGGAGGCGGGCAAGCTCTTCCGCTGCGGCTGGATATGCGTCACGATCATTGTCTTCATGCTCTGCTCGACCTGCGCAGCGGTCGAGATCTGGGGGCAGCCGCAGCAGGTGCAGAGGTGAACGAGCTCTGCCGCGTCGTGTTCGAGAGCATCGAGAAGCGCGTGCTCGAAGCGAAGCGCTCGGGGTGGAAGTGCGGCGACGTGAAGTGCAAGTGTCCGTGCGGAGTGATGCACGGCGTGTCGTGGGGGGAGGCGCTCGACTGGATGTCCGCCGCCTACCACGAAGAGCTCAAGGCGGAGTTGTCGGAGGAGGGGGCCCCGTGAAGTTCAGGATCCGCATCTCGCTCGATGTCGTCGTCCTCCTGGTCCTTCTCGTGCTGGCCGTGTGCTTCTGCACAGGTCCAGCTACGGATAAGGACCCCAGGAAGGGAGACGAGCAGAAGTCCAAGTGAGTACTCACACTGTGTACTCATGATCTCACTGGCGGTGGGATCCCTGGACTCAAGGTGGTGTCCAGGTAGGGTGCACGAAGTCGCACCGGTCAGTACCTGAGGGAGGAGGAAAGTCGTCATGATCTTGGAGGAGGTCTCAGCGATCCTGAACAGGCGTCCTGCGTGCATGACCGAGGATGAGATCATGCTGCTACTCAGCAGGATCAAGTGGGGGACGAAGGGACGCATCGGCACCTTCTTCTTAGCTCGCAGCTCGTTGTTCTGCGCCGTGCCGGTGATCTGCGTCGAGTCCGGAGCGGAGGTGATGGCGCAGGGCTGCGTAGGCGTTCCGTCCGGTGGATGGAAGAGCCCGCAGCAGGTGATCGAGGCGGTGACGCTGCTCTCGCTCTCGGCGCAGGCCCACGAGACCACGGAGAACCTGCGCATCGATGGTCAGCCAGTCTTCGAGCCACACCACGAAGGACACGCGGACGGGATCCGACAGCTCGACTACCTGCTCAACTTCGCGGCCCCAGCTCGGGAGTACCCACTTCTGGTAGAGGGGTCGAATCGGCCTGCCACCAAGAAGCATGAGATCCTGAACAGCGATCCTCGTCAGCCGCTGCTGTGGAAGGATCCGCCCAAGATCATGGTGGTGCCTCCGGAAGAGTTCAAGGTCAAGGGCAGCTCCTTCTACGACGAGGGGAAGGAGCTGCTCAAGAAGTTGACGAAGAGCCGGTTCGAGGATGTGCTCGCTTCGGCGTTCGGCCTGCCAGCACCGACCCGCCAGATTCCTGAGTACGTGGTGGCGAAAGAGAAAGAGAAGCTCTCGGTCCGGCCGAAGAGGAACGAGGAACTGAGGAACCTGCGCGACTTCCTGCATCGTCGGGATCGCAAGTCGCCGCAGTGGGGGAGAGCATCATGAACTCGAAGCGGTATCAGAGGGTCCTGCTCAAGTGCTTCAACGCACTGGACAAGAGGAAGCGAGCTCGGCTCCGCTGGCACGCAAAGCAGAAGACGCCGATCTGCTGTCAATGGGACGCCTACAGATTCGTGATGGACGACAATGCGGGCTGACCCGCGATCTTGGCCGTCACCCGTGTGGTGACGGAGGTTGAGTACTGCCGGAAGCTGAACGAGGTCCACAACACGGTCGCGCGCATGGATGCAGAGGTCCAGAATGGCTACCTTGGGTATATCGATGCGCTCGTCGACTGTGACGAGAAGACCGTCCGTAGGGTGATGGCAAAGGTGAAGCCGTGAGTCGACGTGGGAAGAGTAGGCGCGCACTCATCGATGCGTTCCTCAAGAAGTGCGTGGAGGTTCACCGAGCAGAACGAGACGTGCGCACCTACTGGGTGCCAGCAGAGCCGTTCCAGCGTCCGGTCTGGTGCGTCCTGCGAGATGGGAAGTTCCTGGAGGACGCCAACGGCTTCCCCAAGGTCTGCGCGATGTTGGCTGAGGCTAGAGGCTTCGCCTTCTACGGCCTCGATGCGAAGGAGAAGCGACGACACAAGGTCGTCGAGATGCACGAGACGCTCGAACCGAGAGAGTCGAGGAGGAGGAAGAGGTGAGTACGCTCGAAGAGAAGAAGAAGGCGTTGGAGTGGCTCGACGGAGCTGCGACGTGTCGGCAGCGCGACATCGCTCGCGAAGCTCTCCGTCGCGAGGTCGCAGCTGAGGAGCTGGCTACGAGGGCGGTGAGGAAGCCGACGCTGGGTCTGCTCGCACGCAGTGCCGGTGACTGCCGGGATGGGCACTCTGCTCGGGCTCTGTCTCCAGGCGGTAGGAGCGACCATGATCGGATTGCTGCGATCCTGCTCGCGCTCGAAAAGGCGGCGCCCTTGATCAAGAGGTGGCACGTCGAGGCGCGCCACTACGTCAACGAGTGCAGCGAGCTCGCACACGCCATCGCTGCCGAGGTGGATCTCTAGCTGTGAGTGAGGACAAGCCGCTTCTGTTTCGCTGGTGGTTCTGGGTGCTCATGATCGTCGTCAACACCGCGTTCCTCTGGCTCGTCCTGTTCGTCGCCCTTCCCGCGCTCATCCGCGTGTGCAAGGCCGCGTGGAACAACCCATGAGCGATGAGATCGATCCGACGAGGGCCGCGAAGCTACTCAAGTCCTGCTCCGACGGCGATACGATCTGCAGGAGCATCCAGCACTATCCGGTGGCCGCCGCTGCGATCAGCGGCTTCTACCTCATGGATCAGCACGGCAAGTCGTATCCTGTTTCGATCGACGCGATGGACGCACGTGAGAGTGGTGGTCCGAGCATCGACGAGAAGATCAAGCGGGCGAAGGTCGATGCTGCGTGCACGAAGATCGCCACCGAGCTGCTAGCTGCTGCTGAGGTGCGGGGCCTGCGTCGAGCTGCTATGACTCGCGACCTCTGGCGCTGCTTCGCTGAGCGTCAGTGCCCGCGTGGGGGCTGAGTAGCCACGATCCGAAGTCGTTCGAGAACGAGAAGGTTGGGTGTGTAGCTCAGCTGGGAGAGCTCCTGCTTTGCAAGCAGGGGGTCGCAGGTTCGATCCCTGTCACATCCACCAACTGGAGGAGTCGATCAACGGTAGATCACCGCCTTGCTAAGGCGGCGGGGTAACACCTGTGCAGGTTCAACTCCTGTCTCCTCCGCCAATGCGCGCGTGGACGCTGAGTAACCATGATGCATTCTACGTGTAGGCGTGGTCCACGAGAGATACGCCGCGCGCCAAAGCCCACGTGGGGGCCTGATCACTCACGAGAAGCGCCGGTCAAGCCGCTCGTGACCACGACGAGGTCCGCCAGTCCGAGGAGGGAGGCGATGAACTACGACGAGTATGTGCGACCCGGGTTGACCTACGACGAGTTCACGAAGGCGAACGTCGAACGCTGCTGCGGGGCTGCGTGGTCCAAGGACCCGAACGACGCGGCGAACTGGTCACTCAACGACTGGATGGTCGCCCTCGCAGGTGAAGTCGGTGAGGCCGCGAACCTCCTGAAGAAGCTCCGTCGCGGAGACTTCACGCTGGAGGAGGTCCGGCCTGACCTTGCACGTGAGCTCGCCGACGTGTACACGTACCTGGATCTGATCTGCCACAAGGCAGGGATCCACCTACCGACCGCGGTGGTGGAGAAGTGGAACGAGGTCAGCGTCAAGGTCGGATGGCCGAAGCGGTTGAAGGCCTGACGCTGTCGCGATGCAGGTACCGGCGATCATCACGCCCGAAGTCGCAGCGTTCCGCTCGCTGATGGGCAAGTAGGAGCGACTCATGAGTCCTGGTGAGCAGGCCGCTGCGATCAGCGGCTTCTACCTCGGCATCGCCACCGCGATCGTGTCCTACGTGCTCGCTGAGCTAGCCGTTCGTTTCGTGCGGTGGGTACGTCGCAGGTAGTCCAACGGGGAGGGCTCGATGAAGGACTCCGTCAACTCCACGATCACGTGGGTCGCCGTCATGCTGCAGATCGCAGCGACGTGCGTGTGTGTAGGTGTCATCATCTACTGGTCTTTCTATCTGGTGGGTCGTGGGTTCCGGGACGGCTTCTACTACGCCCCGACGAACCAGAACATGACCACCGACTGGCACACGAAGAGCGACGAGGCTCCGAAGTGACATGAAGAAGCATCCGGCGGTCCCCGTGCCTCCGGTACTCATGGCACCCGGGGAACGCTTCGGTCGAAGACTCACCAGCAGCCAGAGCTTCGTCGTACCCCTCTTGCCCTTCGGCTCACGCCCGGATAAGTGTCCTGGCTGCGGCAGGGAGGAGCGCGGTGAGTTCGAGGCGACTCAGAGGATGCGCTGGCGCACGATCTACATCGAGGAAGGCCCGAGCTCGTCGAATGGGCATCAGGCCACCCGGTACCTCAAGGTGAGGTGCAGCCGCTGCGGGTTCAAGTTCAAGACGAAGGTGTTCGAGGATCAAGGAGGATGAACATGGCGGAACGAGTCGGACGATCATCGTGGCTGTTCCAGTATCAGGTACACACGCTCCTCGCGGCAGTGCAGAGCCGACTCGCCCATCATCAGAGTCGTCTCGAAAGCTGGAAGCGTCAGCGTGAGGATGCGATCACGAAGTTGCGTACGGCTGGCTTCGAGATCCGTGACCACACGTCGTACGAGAGCATCTCGAACACGCTGTCGGAGCATGGTGTCCAGGTCGTGGTCGATCGCGCACTTCAGGAGCGGGCGGCGGAGTGCAGCCGCAAGGTGCTGGAACACCAGGGCAAGGTGGACGAGTTCGAGCGCTGGTTGGCCGTGCTCGCATCGCAGCCGGCGGCGCAGAGCTATGACTTGACGATGGACGACGCGCTCTACTTCGGCGCCGCGAAGAACGCAGCGGCTGAGTGATTCGAATGAGTACGGCACAGGCAAACTCGCGCAAGGCCAACGCATCGGTCGACAAGGTCAACCAGCGGGCGGCGGTCGAGCGGACGATGCGTCAGGCCGGTGGACGTGGGCTCGCGGACTATGAGCTCCACGAGTTGCTGCCCTCCATCCGCTGCTACCGATCTCGACGCTTGGAGCTCGTACGAGCTGGCGTCATCTTCGCGTCGGGGGCTACGGTCACCTCGCGCGGAGGCCTGCCTTGCACGATTTGGGTACATCGCAAGTTCGCAGCTGCTCGCGTGATCGATGACGCTGAGGCTGCAGCGTTGAGCTTGCTCGATCAGGATGACGAGCGGCGTGCTCGTCTACGTATCGCCCGGCAGCTCGCAGTCAACGTGCTCGTTGCAAGTGAGTATGAGGTGGCGGCGCTCAGGGAGGTCATCCGGTACGCCTCGTACTGGCGGATGCACCTGAATCGGAATACGCTTCCGGTCTTGTACCCAGAGGCGCGTGCCTGGGGGTGGTCCGCTGCGATCCGAAAGCGGATCTTGGTGCGGACGTAAGTCTGGGGAGGGGCGTGAGTCGATGGACAAGTACTACGAGCCAGACTTCGAGCCAGGGAATCAGGCGGCTCCGCCCGGCAGCCTCTTCGTCTGCCTCGCATGTGGCAAGACGAGCAAGACGAAGTACGGTCTCGGCGCCGTGAACGGCTGGGACGAGTCCTGCATGTTGAACTGCGAGCTGTTCGAGGAGTCGCGGCTCGTGTACTCAGGTGTACCGGACCGTATCGTCCGGGTGCCGAAGCGCAGCAAGATCAGCAAGCTGAAGTTCATCGGGGAGAAGCGCTTCCTCAGGGTCATCCGAGTGCGCGACAAGGTGCCGAAGGAGGAGAAGCATGAACCTTGACCACCCACATGACCTCGTCTTCCAGCGTGATCCTCCACCCATCAAGCCGCAGCGCTACCTGCCGCTGACTCCCGATGAGGCTGCGAAGATCAAGTTCCTGTCGATCGAGCAGCGTGCAGCGTGGCTCGCCTCGATCGGCGACGAGAAGATCCGCGAGCGCATGGACCGGTGGACGAAGGACGGAGTCACGCCGTGAACGAGGAGTGAGTGATGAGTACCGGATGGGAGTGTCCGAAGTGCGGGAAGGTCTTCGCTCCGTGGATGCCGAGCTGTGACGTGTGCAAGCCTGCGGTGCTACCCACGAAGTATCACATCTGCGAACCGATGACTGATGGTCGCTGCCACATCTGTCGCGATCCCGTGCAGCTGCCAGCTCCAACGACAGGAACCGCTCCCCATGCCTGACCCTAGTGTGACGCTGCTGGAGGCGGCGATCGAGCACGTAGAAAAGATGTTCTGGTCTTACGAAGGTCAGCCGACCAAGCCCGTCGCAATCCTGCTCGCTGCTGCGAAGCGCGACCTCGCGCACCTGCGGGGTGAGGAGTCGCAGGTGCCCGAGTTCAGCCTCGGCGAGCTCGCGGCCGCAGTGCAGCAGGCGCGAAAGAACTACGTCGATGGTCGCCACCCACAGAGTCCGGAGGACACCGAGCGCTGGCCGCCGGACTTCTACTCGAAGCTGACGATGGCCGCGCAGCGACTGCGGGACATGGGGGAGCACGTCGTGCCTCGCCTCAAGCGGGCCGCGTTCCGGGCGCACGACTACATCGGCCAGGGCGACGCCGAGGATCTGCTGATCAAGCTGGGTGAGATGCGGTGAGCTCCTGTCCAGCCTGCTCCTCCCCGCCTCGCGCGTGGGAGAGCGTCCCGGGAGCTGAGTGGAAGTACGTCGGCTGCTCCAGGAGCCCTTGCTCGATGTACGCCGTTCGTGGTAAGACGCAGATGGAGGCGGAGGAGCGATGGGAGGCGCTGGTCAAGCGTCATGCTCCTCCTATCAGGAGGGCTGAGTCGTGAGTGACGGGGGAAGCGACAAGCGGTCCGGCCGAGCGAGTCGACCAAGTGACCCTCGGCAACCACGGGAGGACTGGATGAACATTCAGACGGGTGGGCCGACTCCTCAGTTTGCGACGGTTCAGATCCGCTTCGGGTGGATCTGCCCGCGATGTGGCAAGACGAACAACCCCGATGCGAACCAGTGCTGGACGCTCGGCTGCATGAGCGTAATGCCTCCGTCTCCGACCGCGGCGCAGTTCGTGATGGGTGGCACGGAATCGCGCCAGCCGGTCACTGAAATGGAGCGCAGGTGATGGACGCGGAGAAGTTGAGGAAGGCGCTGGATGGCGTGTCCTCGATTCGGTCAGTTGACCTTTCGTACTTGCGAGAGGCCGCGGAAGCCCATCTCGCCTCGCTCGATCAGGAGGCGGCTACGAAGAAGATGCGTCCAACGATCGGCGACGTGATTGCCTACCTGGATCCACGGGCACGACGACAGCTTCTCGTCGGCCCTCGCGCGCTCCAAAAGGTTTTGGAAGAGGCGAACATCTCGCTTTTGAAGGCGCTCCGCGACTCTGTGATCCCGGCGCTGCGGGCTCACTCGACGCACTCGGAATCTGCGAGTATGGCCCTCGCCCGCATCGATGCGGTGGTAAGGATGTGAACGAGGACTTCGACCCGAAGCTCGTCGAGGCGGTGGGGCGAATCGTCGCGCTCGCAAAGACACTCTCGGAAGTGGAGATCGACGAGCTGTTCGAGGTGGATTCGGCGCAGATGCTCGCGCTGATCGAGCGTAAAGACCGCGAGCTGTCGGCCGCGGCCAGGGAGGCAAACTGATGAACCTGAAGGACGCGATCGAGAACTGCTCCCCTGGACGCATCCTGTCGATGGACGCCGCCAAGGCCGAACTCGCGCACAGGGAGGGGAAAAAGGACGAGGAGGCCGCGCTGCCTAAGAAGCCGTACACTCCTCCAGCTCCCATAGTGACCTCGTTACCTCCTCCCCCTCCTGCTGACCACTCGCAGGTCACGTTGCCGGACGGGTCACCGGTGACACCGGATCACCGAGAGCTCAAGCCCAACGGCCAGCAGAAGGCCTACGTCGTCCTCTCCGAGGAGGAACGGGCCAAGGGCTTCGTCCGGCCCGTACGTCGCACCTACACCCACTTGAAGTGCATGACGGAAACGACTATGGGTCATGCCATCGCAGAGACGTACGCGAGGTCGCCCGGCTTCTACGGTGCCACGTTCTGCGTGACGTGCGGGACTCACTTCCGGGTGGGCGCGGAGGGAGAGTTCACGTGGGAGGACGGGACCAAGGTCGGAACCTGAGAGGAGGAGCTCATGGGTACACGTGCTGATTTCTACGTCGGGATGGGCAAGGATGCCGAGTGGCTCGGCAGCGTCGCGTGGGACGGGTACGAGTGGGCCGATCGACGACTTGCCTTGAGTACAACAACGCCGACGTAGCGGCTTGGTTGCGTGCGGGACATGGCTGCAGACCTACGACAGGCGCTCGGCGACGCTCTACGGCTTGGGGGAGACGTGAGTACAATCATCGCGTAGCGGGCTGGCTGCTACGACCGGAACATCAGGTGAGGGGAGGAGGGACAGATGAGGCGGTCTGAGTTCATCGAGTGGAATCGGAAGATCATCGAGCGGTGCAAGTTGTATGGTGGGTGTCACGGGCTGACTCGTATTGGGGGTGGGACGGCGTGCTACCTCGTTCACCTCCTCAACGCGCTCCGCGAGGACGGCGTCAACCGCGATGGCCGAGACCTCATCCTCACGAACGTGGTCTGTGTTGCGGAGCGTTTCTTGGGCGAGAGTCCTGCGCAGTACAACGACACCCGCCCCGACCCGAACACCGCGCCGATCAAGACGGCGGAGTACCTCATCTCTCTCGCAGAGGAGGCCCCGCTCGGCTTCTTCGATCCGGAACCGATCGTCGTTACCATCCAGAACTAGAGCCCAGCTTGGTGGGTGTGTAACTAAGACTAGACACGCGTACGTGGTCGCTGAGTCACCACGAAAACCGGCACAAGCAGAGGGAGGGAATGATGGGACTCTTCAAGTCGAAGTGCGCGAAGGAGAAGGACGAGTTCATCGCCACGGTCGGCAGCCCCGGGCGCAGCACGAGGCGCGCGCCCGCCCACTCACCCAGCCCGTTGCGCGCGGTCGTCGAGAAGGTCGCGGCGGCGTCGGTGATCGTCGTAGTCGTGGAGGCGTCGCCCGACGCGAAGTCGAGCGCCTTCTCGTACGCGTAGGTGCGCAGGATGCGCGGCGCCGCGATGTCGGGCAGGAAGCCGTTGAAGGTCTCGCCGGTCGCGATCAGGTGGTTCTGCGCGATGAAGTTCTCGGGCGACAAGAAGGTTCTGATCCGAGAAGCTGCATAAGGCGAGTCGAACAGAAGGCGCTCACCGGGGCCCGCCGACAACGGCGGGCCCTCTTTTGCGGAAGTGTTGCCCGGGGAAAGAGTGCGATATGCGCTCGGATGACCGCTAATGCCGATGGGCGACCAACGCCGATTGGGTCAGTGGCCATCAGGTCGGATCGATGGCGGCGGAACGCTAAGTAAAGGTAGGCCATGGTAGACGAAAAAACGCCCCCAAGCCCAGACCGGGAAGCCTTCGAGAAGCAGCTTCCAGACCTGCTGAAGAAGCACCCAGAGAAGTTCGCACTGTTCAGGGGCGGCGCCTTTGTCGACGTGTTCGACTCGGTCGACGTGGCATACCAGTCGGGAATTCAACGCTTCGGCCTCGAACAGATTTTCATCGGCCCGATCATCGAGAAGAAACCACCGGAGACTGTGCCGGCCCTAATGCACGGGCTGATTCGTGCCTACGTTTAGCAGGGCCACGATTGGCCCGGACCCGACGGGTAGACCCGGCCTCGTCCTCACGCCTCTTGAACTGCGAAGGCAGGGTCCGCTCATTCCGTGCGAGATTCGAGTCGATTCACTACGAGCCGGAGTTCTCACTGCGAACGGAAAGGCTGTACCAGCTTCCGTACGCGGAAACCTACTCGTTGATACTGGTGCGTCGTGCTCTTGCGTTCATCGCCCCATACTTGAGCAGCTTGGAATTACGCCGATCGGAGACTGCCAAGTAAGAACTCCGTCGAATGCAACAGTTGAAGTTCAGCAACTTTTCCCGTGTGGCATCGCGCTTCCAGGGTCCGGCCTTCCATCACTCGACAAGTTGTTCGTCCTAGGTTCGAACCTAGAGGGACAGGGAATAATCGCGCTTCTTGGTCGCGATGTGCTCGTGCGCGGAGTGCTTGTCTACAATGGCACCGCAGGGAGCTGGTCGCTTTCTTTCTAGCGTAACCACGCTGCGTCTTTCGGCCTCTGTATTTGCCGAAGTAACCACCTTATGGCTTCTTTCGGATCCATATCGATGATGAGGCGATCAGCTTCCCTGACGACTTGTAGCTGGTGAACTCGTCGGTGATTGGGCGCGAGCGGAGGTCGACGCACTCTGCGACCTCGCGGCCGAGATCCAGCGCCGAGACGCGGTGGCCAGCCTGAAGGCGAATGCCTTGTCCCGCAGCCCCGCGATGGATCGGCACGCGCGTCGCCGTGTGGGGGGCCGGTTCCGGCGCGTGGATGCGCGGCGACTCGTCGCCTAGAATCCTCCCGCGACGCTCTCAGCCAACTCCAAGCGCCGGCAGCTGGAGTGGCAGCTCGGGCGCAAGTTCTCGGTGCATCACATGCGGCACGGCTACGTCGTGCAGCGCGTTCGATAGGAGGAGAGACAGAGATGCCTGTCACCTTGGGTACTCACGTGTACCGTCACAGCCACCTACGGCGTGTCCGCGGCGGCGTGCTTCCATCAGGACGGGAAGATGCTGGTGGCTGGGCTCTGGCATCTCGGTGAGGTCATCGAGCGTGCCAACGGTGAGGTGCAGATCCTGATCGATCCGAGTCACTGGATCGCTCCGATCGTCAAGAACTCGCTGGAGTTCGTGTACCACTGGAAGGCTGGCAAGCCTGATCCGGTCGAGGGAGGGCAATGATGTCGTCAGCCAAGGCCTTCAAGGGGCGGCAGTGGGCCCGCAGCGCGTTCAAGGCGGCCCACGATCTCTGTAGCTCCCACAAGGACCTCCTGCGGAAGACGAAGCTGTGCGCCTGCTTCGGGTGCGCGAGGACGTTCCTCTACGTCGACATCCGCGAGTGGATCCAGGATCAGGGTGGCCCGACTGCGCTCTGCCCCCACTGCGAGCTTGACATGGTGATCCCGGTGCTACGCACGAAACCGCAGTACGGCACGACCGACTTCCTGGCGCAGATGTGTGGGCGGTACATCTTTGGATGATTCGTGGTTTGCCTTGATGCTGTCGTCATGCCGCCCAGCCCAGATCCCGACGCAGCGGGTCACTAACTGCGGCAGCGTCTCCGCGAGTACTGAGGAGAGAGTCCCCACCATGTAGGAACTCTCTCCATGAGCCTGCCCGCCTTTCCCGGCGCCGAAGGTTTCGGATCGACGACGATCGGCGGGCGGGGCGGCGTGGTCCTGCACGTCAACAACCTGCTGGACTCTGGCGTCGGCAGCTGGCGCTGGGCGATCAACTACCCAGCCCCTCGCATCATCGTGTTCGATGTCTACGGCACGATCACGAACCTCACGCCGATCAAGATCACCGACCCGTTCTTCACGGTCGCAGGCCAGTCCGCTCCTGGCGAGGGCATCACCTTCGCAGGCGAAGAGACGCGTGTACAGACGCATGACGGCGTCTTCCGTCACTGCCGCTTCCGCAGCGGCGACGTAGTCCCGCCCGTCGACAACTGGGACAACCGAGACGCGCTCAACTTCGGTGCCCCCAACAACCTCGGTGGCACGTACAACATCATCCTCGACCACTGCAGCCTGTCGTGGTCGGTCGATGAGTGCTGCACGGTGTGGTTCGCCTCGCACGACATTACGATCCAGTACTGCATCATCTCCGAGCCTCTGTGGCACTCCTTCCATCCGAAGGGTGCGCACTCGATGACGCACCTGTTCGGCGCGGCGGACGTGTCGACGTTCTGCTACAACATCAGCTCGCACCACAATTTGCTGATCGACGGCAACGAGCGCAACCCTCAGTTCGCGTTCTGCGACATGGTCGACTTCCGCTGCAACGTGGTCTACAACTGGGGCACGGCTGCGGCAGAGCTTGAGAAGGGTGGGCAGAAGCGGATCAACTTCATCAACAACTACTACCTGAAGGGTCCGAACTCCGGCAGCAACGTGAGCTGCATGCAGGTGCGCAACGACGCGCTGCTCGTCGAGCTCTACATCGCCGGGAACATCGACCAGCTGGTCAGCGACCCGAACGCGAACAATTGGGTCATGGTGCGCGACTACTCAGGCAACCAGCTGCCGGAGAACGCCAACGGCCACCAGTTCCGGCTGTTCCAGCCGTTCGCCACGCCGAAGATCCGGACGCAGCCGGCGCTCACCTGCGCCACCTGCCTGCCGAAGTGCGTGGGGGCGACCCGGCCCTACCGGGACGACCACGACACCCGGGTGATCAACGAGTTCTTGAACAACCGGGGGGCGATCATCGATAGTACGGCCCAGGTCGGTGGTTGGGAGACCATGCAGCCGGGCTCGGTCCCGTTGGACACGGATCAGGACGGGATGCCTGACAGCTGGGAAGACTCGCACGGCCTGAACAAGAACGATGCGGGTGACGCGAGTGGCGACCGCGACGGCGATGGGTACACCAACATCGAGGAGTACCTGAACGCTCTCGCGGCATGAGGGGGAGGGGGATGAGTCGTGGCCAAGGTGAATGAGTACGTCAAGGCTGAGCAGCGCGTCTTGCGGCACCTCAGGAAGGTACGAAAGTACATCCGAGAGCTTCTCAAGAACGCAGCCATCGAAGAAGATCACCGCGCGGTGCTGCATGCCTCGATGATCGAGAACGAGGTCGTGACGGCGGCCGTGGCCGCGATGTCCATCATGCGAAAGATGGACGGCTGCAGCGATCACCACGTGTTCAGGGCGTACGAGGATCGATCCTTCGGCCTGCAGAGGGCGTATCTCAAGATGTGCAACCTCGCGTAGCGGGTGAGTAGCTACGACTCCGTGGATTATCATTGGGGGAGGGGGACCATGCGCTCGATCTGGTTGAGGCTCAAGGCGCTTGCGTTTGCGGCAATCCCGCTCGGCGTCGCGCTAGGTATCGGTGCGGCTCTGTTCGGGCTGGTGGTTCTGCTGAGGTTCATGCTAGGCGAGGACGCTCTGGAAGTCTTGGCGGCATGGGTGCTTGGACTCGTTGCCTTGGGTGGATTCGTGGGCGGTACCTGCGTGCTTTGGCGGGACTCGACCGAGGTGCTGGATCGCTGGAACCGGGCTCGGGAGTTCGAGGACGATGAATGACCCACGCAAGTTCGGCGCGATCCTCGTCGCGCCTCCCTTAGAGGACTTGACGTTCGTCCGCGACCTCATCAAGTACCAGGGTCCGCTCCTCTCGCTGTTCGAGGAGACGGTCAGCAAGAACCAGTGGCTCTGGTACTGGTGTGACTGCGACGAGTCGGCGAATCGGTGGGCGGTGATCCGGACGACTCCTCAGCTCGTCGAGAGCTACGAGCTCCGCTCGATCGACCTGCTGACGCTGCTCGAAGCGACGCCACGCCACTTCGTGTTCCTCGTGGACCGGTTCGCCCACCTGCCGCTCGCTCCGATGAGTACGTGGTGGATGATCCAGTACGATCACCTTCCGATCGACTACAGGCCGAAGCGTGGCTGCTACCTGCAGGAGGATGCCGGTGGCTAAGTTCCTCACGATGTGTGCCGGTGGGAACGTCCGCTCGGTCAGCCTCGCCTGGGCCCTGAAGGATGTCGGACAAGAAGCGATCGCAGTCGGCCACCTCTACACGCGTCCCGAGACCTTCCGCCTTCTCGTCGCGTGGGCCGACTACGTCATCGTCATGCAGGAGAGCATGGTCGCGTTGATGCCGGCGGATGTGCCTGAGTCGAAGTTGCGGGTGCTGGATGTAGGCGAGGATCGGTTCGGGTACGCTACACATCCCGAGCTCCTCACCATCGTCAGGCCGATGGTTGCGTCGTGGATGCGGCGCGACTTCAAGATCTGAGTCACGTCGGAGGTGGTTCCTCCGACCGAAAAGGAACACGCAGGATGAGTATCAAGAAGCGCATCGCTCTCGTCGTCGACAGCTCCGGCTCGATCCGCGAGCGTGGCCTCACCGAGCGGATCCGCATGGGTGTCAACGAGCACCTCGAAGTGGCACGCCGGGATGCCGGGCAGGGCTACGACACGAGGGTGTGGATCACCACGTTCGCGGACGTGCCCGTCTCACGCGCATCCGGAACGGATCCACGCTCGCTCAAGAACCTCGACGAGGTGAGCTACCAGCCGGCCGGCTCGACGGCACTGCAGGACGCGATCGGGTTCACGATCGACCAGATGAAGAAGGACACGCATGACGAGTCTGACGTGTCCTATCTGGTGGTGATCCTTACGGATGGCGAGGAGAACTGCTCGGTCAACTACCAGGGCAAGATCGGCCTCGATCGGCTCAAGGCCAAGGTGCAGGAGTGCAACGCCACGCTGCGCTGGTCCTTCGTCTTCATCGGGACCGAAGGCCTCGACGCCTTCGCCACGAACCTCGCGATCCCCGCCGGCAACGTGCTCATGTACCAGCCGACGGCGCAAGGCACGGATCGCATGTTCAGGTCGGCCGTCTACTGCATGTCCAGCAGCATCGCGCAGATGAACGTGGGCGGGCAGATGAACGCGGTGAACTACTTCGCCGACGCCGGCAAGGTCAATGACCTGACGGGAGGCACGGCACCGATCGCCTCCACGTCCGCAGCTCCTGGCACGCTGTGGCAGCTGACGACGCCTTCAGCGGCTGCGAACCCCTGACACGAATCGCCGTGCACCTGTGAACCGAGAGAGCGGCGTGCACGCGCACAACCGGAAACTCATGCGGGGCACCTCGACAAGTAAGGGCACTTCCAGGCTCCTGGCCACGAGGAGTCAAAGATCCTCGGATCGTGGCACTCACATACCTGCGGAGGGGGTTCATCCCTCCGACGCGCCTCGCGGCAGGAGGATCCTTGGTCAGCGACTCCGACTACGTCACGTTCCGCCACGAAGAGAAGGACTGGACGTTCCGCATCCTGCGGGGCATCAACGGCCTTCACGTGGACACGGAGCTCGCCGGGCAGATCTGCGAGAGGCTCGGCATCGTGCTCGACTTCGACCGGGATCCAGAAAGCATCACGAGCGCTGAAGACTTCCACCCACGCTGGGCGGAGGTCATGACGATCTTGAAAGAGTGCAAGCAGGTAGCTATTCCAACGTCCTTGGGTAGGTCCTACAACACGTTCGACGGTGAGGAGAGCTGAGATGAGCAAGGAGGGAGGAGTGGCTACGAAGAAGAAGGCGAAGTTGCGCAAGGCGGTGGTGCGCGTGTTCGACGAGGCGCTCGCCTGGCTGGACAAGCGGCAGCGGGAGCGGCTCCGCAAGCATGCGAAGCTGGGTACACCGATCCTGTGCGGGTCGGAGGAGCGGGCGGGCCGGTACTTCAAGGACGGCTGCGGCTGCCCAGCTCAGCTGGCGACGGTCCTTCGCGTTCCGGATGAAGACTCGAACCACTTCCAGTTGGATGCGCACGAGAAGCAGCGCAGGGTGCTCTGCAAGATGCTGGGCACGGAGGCGGGGGTGTCCTACTCCTCGACCCGTTTCTGCAGGGCCCTCGTGTGTGCGACTGCGGACGAGGTCCGCGAAGCGATGCGGCATGCCTGACGACGATCAGGTCCAGGACGACGAGCCGCCGAGCGCCACGCCGTGGCACGGTACGAACGGCGACCCGCTCTGCCTGAACTGCGGGCACGAGTTCAGCTCGCACTACCTCGCTGACAGCGGACGACCGAGGTGTGGACGAAGGATCAACGCGTTCGGTCCAAGGGCTCGCTCGATCTGCGGCTGCAAGTCGTGGAAGTCGCAGGTCCCTGGACAGCAGAAGCTGACGAAGCTACGGTACTCAGACACGACGCCCGTGTAGCTCAACTACGAGAGCGTCGAGGACCCCCACGAGATTCGGCCGGATCCTGTGGAGCTTCCTCGAAGGTTGTGGGTGCGAATCCTGCTACGGGCTCCATGCGGGGGTAGCTCAACTACGAGAGCGCCCAGCTCCTCGCAAGAGCAGCTGGGAGGTTGTGGGTGTGAATCCTGCCTCCCGCTCCACCTGAAGTCAGCGAGGCCGGCCCCTTGTTGGAGGGGCCGGCCTCGTTTGGAGGGGGAACATGACGCAGATCACGGCGCCCTACCCATCGTGTCCGAAGTGTGGGTTTTGGATCCCACGGTCGACCGCGCTCCCGACGCCTATCCTCTACGAGTGGTACAACGTCAAGTACGAACGCTGCCTAGATCGTGAGCAGCTCGGTGGTGTCCTAATTATTGGAGATTGGAAATGGCAACGACCGATGTAGAGGCGTTGCTTAAGCGGATCATTGACGAGCCGAGCCGGCCCGTCAAGACCGACGCTTTCTACTCGCCGGAAGGCGACTGCATCTTCTACTACGCCGACGGCTCGCCGCATCACGCGGTCCGAGTCGATGGCCTCTTCACGATCTACGTCTCCGACAAGGAAGAGAAGGTCATCGGATTCCAGATCAAAGGCATCAAGGCGCTTCTCATGGAAGTCCTTGAGATTGGAGCCAGAGCGAAGAGCGCCGTCGAACTCGACTGCCTCCTGCTTGCGGCGATCAGCAAGGCGGCCGGTGATCCGAGCAAGATCGAGGAGCCGCGACGGCTGGTCTGCTACCGCGACGCGATCCATGTTGCGGGGTCTGCAACGGTAAGTCTCAAGGAAGCGGCCGAGAAAGCAGAGCGGACTGAAAGGGAGGAGTGAGCATGAAGGGGGAGATTCAGGCGTTCGTCCGTGGCCTCGGTACGGATCACGCGATCGACATCGAGCCCTCCTCCTATCCAGGTGGGGAGCCGCTGATCGAGTCCCGTCTGCTGACGGCCTACCCCGTGACCGTTCGGCGCCTCCTCGTGCGTCCGTGGTCGATCCAGTCGCTCGTGACGGCGCTCTTCTTCGTCGATGCGCTGTACGAGCGTGGCCATGACCGCGACATCACGCTGGTCCTCCCGTACGTACCAGGAGCTCGACAAGACCGACTCAACGACGACGGCGACTTCCTCTTTACCGTGAAGTCGGTCGCGAACGAGATCAACGCACGTCAGTTCCGCAGCGTCATCGTCGTCGATCCTCACTCCGACGTGACGCCGGCACTGATCGATCGCTGCTTCGTGGTCCACGCCGCCGACTTCCTCCAGATCCCGAAGGGCAAGTACGCCGCGGTGGTCTCGCCGGATGCCGGGGCGGAGAAGCGGGCCGGTCGAGTTGCACGCGAGCTCGATGTACCCCTGATCCACGCATGGAAGACGCGGGACGTGGCGACGGGAAAGATCAGCGGGTTCGGGGTCGAGCAGGTGAAGGCCTCCGAGTTGGCCGAGCGCCGCGTCCTGGTCGTCGATGACATCTGCGATGGCGGCGGGACCTTCATCGGTCTCGCGCAGCAGATCAAGTACGACTACGATGTGGACCTGCATCTCTACGTCACGCACGGCCTCTTCTCGAAAGGGGTCGATCCGCTCAAGACGCTGTACAGCCACATCTACTGCACCGACTCGATCATCCGGGATCGGCCCGGTGTGATCGAGATTCCGATCTGCCAACGTCTGCTGGAGGGAGGAGCACTTCGATGAGCGAGCTGCGGCGCTACTCGTATCTATTCGAGACGATCTATGATCGTCCAGACTTGTCTGTGTTCCGTGCCCACGACCGGACGGCTGCAGGCTACGTGACTTGTGATCTCGCCGTTCCTTGGACCAACTTCTACTCACGAGACATGCGGGTCATCGTCGTGCTAGAGTCTCTCTTGGTGGCGGGGTTCTGGCCTGCACTCGTTGGGGTAGGCGCGCGTAAGGGAAGCTGCTGGTACTTCACGAGCAGTGCGTGCTCGGCCGAGCTTGCGCGTAGCATCCAAGCGCACCTCGACGGACTTACGTCTGTCCGCGGTGACAGCTGGAACTTCACGCGAGAAGATCGAGACGGTTCGATGCGCGCGCTGGTGAAAGTCTTCAAGCTGGGTCCGCATCGGCTGTCGGTGGCTACGTCCTCCGGGTTCCTACTTCGCCACGTCGTTGAGTCAGGTGAGTTCGGCGTGGCCTCGACTGAGCCTACGCAGGAGTGCTATCGTTCCCTCGCCGACGCTGAGGACTCCTATGTCGGTGTCAAGGACTTGGAGTGGCAGTCACATCAAGCTGAAGGAGGAGAAGAGGCATGAATCCACTGCTGCTGATCGATGGGTACAAGTTGGACCACCGGAGGCAATACCCACCGGGAACGACGGGTGTCTACTCCAACTGGACGCCTCGCATGTCCCGCATCGCTGGTGTCGACCGCGTCGTCTTCTTCGGCCTGCAGTACTTCCTGCAGCGCTACCTGATGGACGAGTGGTCATCCCAGTTCTTCGACTGCGTCAGCACCAAGATGGTCCGCCGCTACACGCAGCGGGTGAACGGCTACCTCGGCCCGAATCAGATCGGCACGAAGCACATCGAGGAGCTCGCCCAGCTCGGCTACCTGCCGCTGGAGTTCCGCGCGATCCCGGAAGGCTTCTCAGTCCCGCTCCGCGTCCCTGCGCTGACGGTCGAGAACACGCACCCTGACTTCGCGTGGCTCGTGAACTACTTCGAGACGCTGATGTCCTGCATCCTCTGGATGCCCTGCACAACCGCGACGCAGGCGAAGCTGATGCGCTCGATCCTCGACAAGGCCGCGGAGCTGACGGGCAGCCCGAAGGAGTTTGTCGACTGGCAGGGCCACGACTTCAGCTTCCGCGGCATGCCCGGCCTCGAAGCGGCCGAGATGTCCGGAGCGTCCCACCTGCTCTACTTCACCGGCACCGACACCGTGCCCGCTCTTGACTGGATCGAGGACTTCTACGGCCCGCTGCCGGCGAACTACCTGCTCGGTGGATCCGTCGCAGCAACCGAGCACTCGGTCATGTGCGCCGGCACGAAGGACGACGAGCTCGGGACTTTCAACCGCCTGCTCGATCTCTACCCGTCCGGCATCGTCTCGGTGGTCTCCGACACGTGGGACCTCTGGAACGTCCTGACCAAGATTCTGCCGCAGCTGAAGGAGCGCATCCTCGCCCGACCGGGCAAGCTCGTGATCCGTCCGGACAGCGGTGATCCGGTCGACATCATCTGCGGGAACAACGAAGCGGTTCCCGGAACGCCTGCCCACAAGGGCGTCATCCAGTTGCTCTGGGAGCTCTTCGGCGGCACGACGACCAGCACCGGCCACAAGCTGCTCGACTCGCACATCGGCTGCATCTACGGCGACTCGATCACCTTCGATCGCGCTCGCACGATCACCCAGCGGCTCCAGCAGCGCGGCTTCGCCTCGGCCAACATGGTCTTCGGCATCGGGTCGTACTCCTACCAGTACGTGACTCGCGACACGCTCGGCTTCGCGATGAAGGCGACGTGGGCCGAGGTTGGCGGTGAGGGGCGCTCGCTCTTCAAGAGGCCGGTGACCGACGACGGAGTCAAGAACTCCGCTCGTGGTCGCCTTGCGGTCCTGCCACGCACGAAGGGTGACCTCGATCAGCTGTGCGACCCGACCAAGTCCAAGCCGGAGATGGTGGCCGCGCTGACCGACCTCGAACTCATCAACGACGCCACGCCGGAGCAGGAGGCGAACTCGGTGCTCCTGCCGGTCTGGCGCGACGGCCAGTTCATTCGGCGCTGGACCTTCGACGAAGTGCGTCGTCGGGCCCGCCTCGACCACGCTGCTGCGATGCTCGAACTCCAGGGCACGCGCGCAGAGCTGGCGAGGTGAGTCATGAGTACACCTACGGATGCACAGCTGATCGAGTTCGCGAAGAAGGCCCTGGAGCTCATCCAAGAGGCCTTTGACTCCCAAGACGATTCCATGCTCGGGAACGACATCTCGATCATCGCCGCAGAGATGAGCCTCGTGACTGACAACTCGGGTGAAGACCTAGAAGACGAAGAGGACGAAGTGCCAAGCTGACTCTCCGACGCGCCGGCTGTCCCGTGCGTTGGGACAGCCGGCACGACACGGAGACCTCGATGCCTTCGCAAGCTCAGATGACGCGCGTGGAACTTCTGCGCGCGCTCAACGCGTCACGTGAGTGGAGGCGGCAGACTCGGATCGAGTGGGAGGCGAAGGTTCGTCTCCTGAAGGAAGAGATGACGCGCGCGAAGGCTGAGGCCAAGCGCGTCGAGAAGTCTGTAGCACAGGAGATCCCGGCTGAGCTCGAACTGCTCCGCAAGGAGAACCGCACGCTGCGTCAGAAGCACCGCGTGGGCGGTGGCATGCAGGAGATCATCCTCGCTACGGTGAAGGAGCTCCTGCAGAACTGGGATGGCAAGCTCGAACTCCCGACTCCGGTTCGCTTTGACGTGACGGAGCGGGAAGAGGTCGTCGCGCTTGCCCATGTGACCGACGTGCAGCTCGGCAAGACGACGGCGTCCTACTCCACGGAGATCGCCGAAGGGCGCCTGATGGAGTACGCGCGCAAGGTCGCTGCGTGCTGCCACGTGCACCACAAGATGCGGGGCATTCGCGAGCTTCGTCTCTATCTCGGCGGTGACATCGTCGAGGGCGAGACGGTCTTCCCGAAGCAGGGATTCTCGATCGACAGCTCTGTGATGGAGCAGGCGGTCAAGAACGCACCGAGGATCATCTCCGCGATGATCATGTACTGGTCGTCGTACTTCGAGAAGATCCACGTCGTGTGTGTACGCGGCAATCATGGCCGTCCGGGCAGCAAGCACGACAACACGCATCCAGACACGAACTGGGACTCGGTCTCCTATCTCTGCGCGAAGCAGATGACCGACTTCCTCATGCAGCTGCATAAGCCGAAGTGCAAGGTCACCTGGAACATCTCGCTCGGCTGGTATGCAGTCGACGACCTGCTCGGCCACAAGAACCTGCTGATCCATGGAGACCTCGGGATCCGTGGCGGCTTCGCTGGCGTGCCGTTCTACGGCATCACGCGCGCGATGGCGGGCTGGCTCGACACGATCCCAGAGCCGTGGGACCATTGCTTCATCGGCCACTTCCATCAGTTCCTCGGTTGGGACTGGAATGGCCACATGGTTTTCATGGGCGGCACGCCGGAATCTGATAACGAATTTGCCCGTGCTGAGCTTGCATCGGGTGGACGACCGAAGCAGCGCATGCAGCTGTGGACTCGGAAGAACGGACCAATCGTAGATCTGCCGATCCAGTTGAACTACGAGTACGAACGTCGCACTCCGTACTCGCAGAAGCGGAGGGTTCCGGAGGGGGCGATCTGATGGTACTCACTGATCGGCACTTGGTCCTCGTGAGTGGGCCGCCGGGGTGCGGCAAGGATCTCTTCTCGGGCATGCTCGCGGAGAGGTTGCCGGCGGCGCGCGTCGACAAGGTGGCGGCTCGCTTGAAGGAGCTCACGCACCGCTTCTTCGGGATCGAGTCCTTCCATGGATCGTTCGAGGGTGTGAAGGGTCACACGAACGATCGGTTCTGGGGCCTCTCGCCACGCGAGGCGTATACCGCATTCTCGGAGCAGCTGATCAAGCCCCTGTTCGGCAAGACGTACCTCGGCCGCTACCTCTTGGCGAAGTTCTGGTTCGATAGTTCCTCGAAGGTGTTCATCGTGTCGGATGCTGGATTCGCCGACGAGTGCGGTGTACTCATTACTTACTTCGGTGCGAATCGGACGACGCTCGTGCGCGTCTCTCGTGCAGGCTGCACGTTCCATGGCGACTCGCGCTCGTCGTGGGATCCTCCGGCAGGGGTGCACGTCGTGGAGGTGCAGAACGACAGCACGATCGATCACCTCGAAGCTGTCGCGGACAAGTTCGCCAGTGCCTGGAAGGAACGTGCGATCCGGACCGGAGGTGCCGTATGACCTATGACCTGTTCACCCGCCGAGGCTGGGCCGCAAGCCGGGCGTTCCTCTTCCCGCGCTTCTGGCCGCCCTTCGTGCCTGGGTGGATCCGGTGGCTCACCTGGGCCCGCTACGCCGTCTACGACACGCTCGGGCGGCCGCTCTGCGCCAACCACGGCCATTACCTCTTCGGGCGCACCAAGGCCCTCTTGACTGGCCGGGTGACGTGGTGTACGAGATGCGCGGCTTGGGTGTCGAGGGAGGGGGTATGCCGCTGACTCGAAGCGTCGTTGCGCGTCTCGTGCTGGCTGCGTTGATCGGAGTCGCAATGCTCGATCCGCTCCCCTACGCGCAGCAGACCGACCCGAACGCGACCCGTCTCCAGAACACGGCGCTGATCTCGAAAGCGTTCCTCGCCGCGGTGAACGCCTACCCACACGCTAACCACGTGATCCAGGCGAAGCTGCTCGCTCTCGCCAACGGCCTCCAGTCGCTCAGCTTGATGGACGCGCCGACGCGCGCCTCGCTGAAGACCAACTTGATGCCGTGGGTTGACCGGATCGGCCCGGCAGCGGAAGATCCGCTTCTACACGCCTGCAAGGATGCGTTCGTGTACAGCCTCGATGGCAGCACGTCACCGAAGCTGATCATGGACGGCCTCTCGATCATGCCACGACGCGGAGCTCGGGTGACCTCTCCGCTCGACGAGATCGATGCGCAGCGCAAGCTGCGGGCGCTGATGAAGAAGGTCACCGGGTTCTGAGTAGCAGTGCAGGAGGAGGAAAGAGATGGGACGGGCACAAGTTGGTGCGGCGACGATGATCGGAGAGGCTCAGGAGGAAGACCTGGGCGAGCGTCGTCTGCTGCGGATCATGGATCCCGAGCTGGGCGACAGCCGGCACACGTGGGATCCGAAGAACGACGACGAGGTCGCCATCGCGCACGACCTGTTCAAGGGGGCGCAGAAGAAGGGCCTCTGCGCCTTCCGCGTGAACAAGGACGGCTCGCAGGCGGCGGTGATGAAGGACTTCGATCCGGAGGCGAAGGCGATCATCTTCACGCCGCTGGTCAAGGGTGGCTGAGCCGTGCCGACCTACGCCTTCAACAGCGGCACGGCCGGCACGGCCGGCGTGGCCTGCGGGTCCACCAGCATCATCACTGGCACGATGATCTGTGGGACTGCCTTCCCCGTCAGCAGCGCGACGACGACGTACACCGCCAGATACACGCACAGCTACGTAAGTGGCTGGGCTGAGCCTCAGTGGCAGTGGCAAATCATCGACGCGTCGTCGAGTACCGCCAACGTCTACTCGGGGCAGCCGCCGGCACTGACGCCGGAGCAGGTGAAGAAGCAGCAGGAGCAGGGCCGCAAGGACCGGCTCAAGCGCAGGATGAAGAACCTCCGCATCCGTCGGACGGCCGAGGCCATGCCGAAGACGCTGTGCACGCCGGAGCAGTGGCGGATGTGGCGGCTGCGAAAGGCGATCCGGCACGTCGGGAAGAGCGGCATCTTCGAGATCAACCCTGCGTGGCAGGGCGAGCTCTTCTTGCTGAGCCACGAAGGCAAGGCGAAGGAGAAGCTCTGCATCCACGCGTCGCACGACTACCCGGTCGAGGATCGTGCGGCCACCTTGCTGCTCGCGCTGCGGGCGGATGAGGATGGCCTGCTGAAGCGTGCGAGCCGGCACAAGTTCCTGGACAAGGAGGAGCGCCGATTGGAGCTCGGACGCGTTCGTACCGTCGACCAGTACCAGCTCAACTGATTGCCTCACTCGACCCTGCGCAGCGGGTTTGAAGCTGCGACTCGATCTGTACCCAGCTGGGAGATTGGACGTGCGTTCGGACATGTCGAAGCTGATCACCGAGAAGGAGCGGAGTGGCTCCTCGTGGATGAGCTACAAGCCGGCTCGGTTCCGCCGCAAGATTCGGCTCGACGAGGACGGTGAGTTCTCCGACGAGCGCTACCTGCCCTCGCAGCACGAGGGGATGAAGAAGCCTCACGGGTACGAGACGAAGGGCCTCAGTGACTTTCTGTCTCCGATCAAGGGCTTCCTCGCCAAGTCCTGCGGCAGGCCGTGGGACGATGTGTACTCGGAAATCTGTGCGCACGTGAAGCTCGACTCCGTGACGCAGCGGCACGTCCGGGATCACGTGGATAGCTACGTCGCGGTGAACACGTTCATCGAGAAGGAGACCAGGAAGGTCTGGGTGTCGGACAATGGCCGCCGTCTCTTCTCCAGGGGGAAGGGCACGGAGTATCCGGTCGAAGGCAGCGCGTGGGACTTCTACGTCCACCCTCGGACGGGCCGGCTGCACAAGAACACGGCACCGCGCTTCCGCTTCCACCGGAGGCCTGAGCCGGTCACGAAGGTCGTGGTCGACGACATGACCGAGCTTCACCAGATCGACGGCATCTGGTACCGTATCGACTTCGCGCCGTTTCCAGCGCATCCGCGTGGATTCAAGTGGTGTTTCGACAAGGAGGCCCTCCACCGCACGCTCTTGCGGGACGGCAACAAGATCGACGCGTTGACGCATCGACGGCTGGAGAACAGCGCGATCGTGAGCGGTGAGTACCGGTGGAACGCGTCCGAGAAAAAGTACGATCAGATGTCGAAGTACATCTGGCCGGAACGCTATGCTTCGAAGAAGACGCAGCTGGGCTCCAGGGAGCTCCGCGAGCGCAAGCTCAAGAACGACATCAGGGAGTAGAGCAGTTTGGTAGCTCGCCTGCCTTGGAAGCAGGAGTGTCGCGGGTTCAAATCCCGCCTCCCTGACCACCGCGGATTCTAGCCCTGATGAAATTCAGGACGTGTACAGCTTGCGGCATGCGGCTCCTGTTGCGGTCTTTCGCGGTGAGACGCACCACTGGGTACCAGTCTTGGTGCCGTTCGTGCGTGTCCGTGTACGACCGGAGAAAGTGGGTCGGCATGAGTCAGGCGCGCCGTCAAGACGTAGTGCGCCGGAAGACCCGCCGGAGATCGAGAAATAGGTCGTTCCTCCTTGCCTACCTTCGGCAGCACCCGTGCATGGATTGCGGAGAGTCCGACCCAGTCGTGCTACACTTCGACCACGTTCGGGACAAGGAACGAGAAGTCACCCTGTTGGCGAGTTGCGGGGCATCCTTGGAATCTTTGCAGGCGGAGATCGCCAAGTGCGTCGTGCGGTGTGCTAACTGCCACGCGCGCAAGACCGCCAAGGAGCGTGGATACTTCCGGTTGCGGCGGGCGTCGGCATCGTGACCACCTGGAAGAATCTTCGGTGTACCCACTCAGCTTGACTATCCCCCCGTAAGCTGTACCCTGAAACCATGACGTACGATTGTGTACGTCCAGCACGGAGGAACGGACATGCTTGCTTTCCTGTTCGCGGTGGTCGCCACTCTCGTCCAGGTCCCGACACTCGGCTACCAGCACCTGC